GCATTAGTCCATCTTTTGTCGGTGTTGTAACACCAATCAGTCCTCCCAGAAGTGGATTAATCAGGTGTAGGTGTAATTATTTCACCTGTAATATTGGAAAAATCAGAAAAGTCTATTGTTAAGAAATTCGGTCTTGTTCTTCTAACTAATGATACCTTATACGAGATGGAAGAATCATCCGACTTAGGTAACACATACAATTTACTATTTGCATATTTAAAATCGCACCAATGCATCCCCATATATTTTATTTCTATGTTTTTAGATCCAGTAGGTATTGACATCACTCTATAAAATGCAGTATTAGCTCCCGAATAGACATATATTTCTATCAACGAAGAAGAAGTATATAAACCATTAGAATCAGCTTTATAGTCAATAATCAGACCTTTTCCTCTTTCTATATCAGTTACTGCAAATATTTTACTCATTAATCCATTCTTATTAGCCGTAGCTGTACCTATCAGTTCTCCCAGGACTTTCGCGGCAGCCGTTGAAGACGTCAAAGTAGGATTCTTGGAACCATCCAAAGTACGGAGCCAAGAGAAGGTATCGGATTGGGGCAACTGGTCCTCAAACTCATCTGTTCCGGCTGCCGCAGCGGCAGCAAATGTTGATATTTCTGATGCAGCGGAAACAATCCGTGCGGAAACTAATTCTGTCATCTCATCGACGGTCACCTGTCGTTCGTTGCCGTTTTTATCCACAGCTTTAAAGCCAACTATATTATTCAAATCCATAATGCAAATTTTAAAATTAAAACAAATACTTCACCCATGCAAAATAATTACTGTTCTCAATATAATTCGGATCATCCTCGTTGGAATATGCCTCCCTCTCAAACGATACCACCTTATACGCCCTGCCGGCATCCTTCAACCGTACCGCCATGACCAGCCACTCCACACCATACCAGAGATAGAATGCCAGCCCGGCCAGTACCAGCCACCAGGCGGAAAGGTCAAAACACAACAGTAAGATCCAAATAACTGTACCGGTGGCAACTGCCATCTCAACCCATTGACGGGCGTGGGTACACTCATGGTTTCTCACTTTCTGAGTGATTTTCTCTTCCGGTCGCTTGCTTAAAACAAACGGACCGATTGTTATCGTATGGCAAGAACTGAACGCAAGCAGTAACTTTGCTAGAAGGTTGTTACAATATACCTTTTTCATGTTGTTCCTCCTTTTTATCTAAATAATCATTCAAAGAATCAGCCAGCAAACCGGGCAGCATGGAGGTGGAGCGTCTTATGATATCCACCTCCTCTTCGTCAATTTCTACACCTTCAGCAGTAGATTTGAATATCTTCTCGGCAAGGAGATGCGCCTTCAAACCCGCTACGTTCTTGTATATCCAGTCACCGTAGGCCTCAGTGATGTTGTTGGCTATCAGTTTTTCTTTCTTAATTCCGTCGTAAATAGGAAATTGTGCAAAATTTATTCTCATACTTTAATATTTTAAATGTTATAAATCCACCCAGGTACTTCCTCCATTCGTTGACTTGCGAATTCCGTTTCGCCCAACGGAAAAAATATAATTCCCACATCTTACATACAGAGTATCATCCGCTGTTGAAACATCCCCGGTTGATGATACAGTTATACTTCCACTTCTAATTACTGTATCCAAAATGCCTTGATATAAATGTCCGTCTATTGACTGAAACCGTTCATATTTCATTTCAAATTTGTCGTATTGCAGCAACAAATTATCAACATTCACAGCCGACATATTAGTGCTGCCGATAAAATTATTACCGATATTGAATCCACCAATTGTCCCCTTTGTCGCTATGATAGTTCCGGTGATATTCGCTTTCTGACAAAGAATCTCTCCGGTCTTTGTGTCCATCCTCAGATTAGGCTGGCCGTTAGTGCTGTCCTGTGACTGCATGATACCGTAAGGTGCCCCGTCCGATGTGTATCCGTTCAACTTGAACATAAAACCGGCTATGTTCGCCTTATCAGCAAGGAATATGTCGGTTACCAGACTTTTGTATTTCTGCATGGCTTTCCAGTTGGGATCTCCGTTAGCGGATGTAGGAGCCGCTGATACAGAACTTCCATAGTTGCGCACAAGAAAATTGTAATAAACTTCACCTATTTTGTGAATGATCTTGTCACGCTGTTTTGCATTCCATACGTATGTCTGTCCGGACGCCCATACTCCTCTGTCATAAGGGAACGCACCCGTAGCTCCTGTTGCTCCTATGGCACCATCATTTGCAACACCCACACCCTTTTCGGCCACATAATTGTCATTCCAAGCAGCAGCATCGGAAGCTGATTTATAAGCCCGGACGGCAAACTGGGTGTATCCGGCTGTCGCAGGTACGGATATCTGGCTGTTCAGTGTCGCACCTACATGAGCCAGCCAGCTTCCGTTGTATTTGCGTGCAGCCAGATAAAGCGTGCTGCACGTGCTTACATTGCCTGCCACATTCTGTTTGCAAGTGACAAGGAATCCAGACGGGGATGGCGTGCCTGTTGAAGTGAAGTTGATCACGCTGACAGGACTGTCCAGCCAGTAGGATGCCGACGGTCCGACGGGAGCAACCATCTCCTGCCAGTCCGCATGTACCGTCCGGTTCGCAGATCTGCCGGCGAGGATGTATCCGCCGTCTCTTTTCCTGCGGAGTCTGCCGTTTCTGAACTTGGCGATTTTAATCGGAGGGTTGGAGGTTTCAACCTTGCTTAAGTAAGATCCTCCGGCAAACGATACTGTACTGTTCTTGGCATACGGAGTATTGGCGGATTCCCAATGACCGGCTGCTGTGATGCTCTCACCATCCTTTCCGTCAGAAAGCATGGGAACGGTTTCAACATCCACTATCTGGTCATTCACGTAAAAGATAAACTTCAATGTCTTCGTAAAGTTTCCGCTTGATATGGCTGTATTGTTGTTTATGGTAGTTTCTGTTCCACCGTCTATGCTGTATTTCAATGTACCGTCCGTTGTGGTGGAGATCACGCCACCCACTGATTTTTGCCTGTAACATGATACGGAAGACACGCTGTATTTCCCATTCTTGTCCTTGCTTACAGAAGTGGCAGAAACGATTATACTGTATAGCACGGCATCTGAACCGTCCGCACCTCCACGGACCCCGGCTACAGTGAACGTAAGATCACGGGAATACTGCTGCCCGTTCTTTGTAGCCTTGATTGTGATCTTCACCGTGTTTGTCGCAGCAAGAGTAGTTCCGGCAGATACCGATATTGTCACCACTCCCGTATTCTTGTCCGTGGTACATGTAAGACCGGTGTCCGGTGTACAGGTGATGCTGTCAAGAGTGAGTTTCTCCGTTCCGTACCACATGCTGACAGTTGTATTCCAAATCTGTGAAGATACGACCTTCCCATCTGAAGTAAGGGCTGCATTGACCATCTCGTTATCGAAGTCCGCCATGATGGCATTCTCCCCGTCCTTACTCCAGCGATGCACCACGGCAGGAGTGCTGAACTCTGACCATACACCGTTTTCCTTGAAACGCTTGCAACCCCATTCAACCTGATGGTCTGCGTCCACACCAACAAAATCATCCGTCCAGCCTTCCGGTATATAATCATCCTGCTGCTTCGAATCCGGCTTGTCAGGGGTAAGGCCGATGATGTTGGTACGGGTGTAGATCCACTCGTAACCTTTGCCGTCCTTACCGTCAGTTCCGTCTTTGACCATGACCATCCACAAACCATTCCGGTATATGTAAGTACAATGGTCAGCCGTATTTCGGTAGCTGTCACCCTCCTTGGGATTGGACGGATGGGATGCGAACTCACCCAAGAAGGTGATACTCTCACCTTTAAGTTCACGACCGTCCAGCAGCATCTCCCAGTCTTCATGCACGGTCCAGTCGGCTGACTTCCCGGCAAGGATATAACCGCCATCCTTTTTCTTTCGATAATTGCCGTTCCTGAACCTTGCAATTTTAATCGGAGGATTGGATGTTTTCACCTTGGAGATAAAAACACAGCCCGCCAAAGTGACCATGGTATTGACCTCGTATGGGGTCTTAGAGGATTCCCAATGACCGCCACCTATTACAGACAGGCCCGGATCACCCTTGTCACCTTTGGCGGCTGATACAAGCCAGTCCGGATTGTTTTCGGATGGCTCGGAAGTAGTGCCCTTGTCATTGACGCACAACCATGTGGAACCGTTATGGGGCACACGGGAATAATACGCATACTTCCTGCCCGGCTCCCAGCTAGGGAAGTCGATAGGAACGCGGACTGTGCTACCGGTAATTTCATCAATTTGAAAAATCAATCCCGTCATGATGATATCCTGCAATACTGCCGAGAACCTGTCGCAGTTGATCCCGTTGATGGTCATACCCTTCTTCTTGCCGAACCAGCTCTTCATCTGTGCCGGCTCCGGGTCCCAGGTGTTGGCATTGTCAACAAGGGTGATGCAGCAGTTACCGTCACGCACGTCTATGATGATATAAGTCTGACGCTCCTTGTCGGTGAAGTTCCCCGTCTGTCCGAGACGCATCTCGTTATGGGGAACGAACTCATATCCGGGACGCGGAACCATCACGAATGTCTTCTCGTCGTAATCTGCGGAAGTGATACGGTACTGTATTTTCCGGAAACCAATAAAGTCACCGGTAGTGACGCTTTTGTCATGCCAGAAGCCTAGGAGGATATCGTCCGGCTTCTGTCCCAGCGGTACACCATCCTCCAGATCAGGGATGACAGTATAGCTGCCGTCACTATTGGCGACAAAGCTTTTTATCTTCAGCCCTCCGCCGGGACTTATAGTATTATATCCTTCAAAATAGGTCTGACGGTTGAAACGAAGTTCTGGTACACTCAGAGAGCTGCGCAGGACCAAAGCCTCCAGCTCGGCACGGGCGTCCTCACCGATGTAACCTCCAGAAACGCCGGTAACGAAATCACCGAACTTGGCGTATTTCTTGATGACGGTTCCGCCCAACAGGGATAATAGGAAACCGGTGCGTTCCTCCGTATCCTTGCGCATGAACATGATCAGCGAGCGCAATGCGGAATACACGTTATGGTCTGTTGCTGGGGTGGAGTCGTGGCTTCCGATCACATACACACCGCTGCCACCACCGCCCGTATAGGTCTGTCCCTTCAGGGTAAGGCTCTCAACCTTTTCCTCCAGCTCCCCGATACGGGAATAGGCGGCGGTTTCCCCGACAGTATAAACAGGTGAGTCAAAGGAATAATCAAGATTGAATTCAAATCCGATAACCCTTGACTGTCTTCCGTTCTCGAAATAAGCCTTGTTGATAAGGTTGACCTTTTGACCGATGCTATAGAAATTATGAACGCCATCCTCACGGTATGCGTCATTTGACATCATCGTGCAGCCATAGGTACTCGGGTCTATCTTGGATTTGGCAGCGTACTTTTCAGTCTTTTCCTTCAACTCCTGCTCGGCGGCACCCACAAGCCCCAGCTCGGTTATTTTCGTACTGTCCCAGCCGGAAAGCACATATTCATCTCCATCCTGGGGAAAGAGCACATCACCGGGAAGCGGTCTGCCATAGTCCTCATTCCTGACTATCTCCCAAAGCTGTGCCTCAGGGTTCCATCCGCCATCCTCCAATTTCTCCGGCTTTCCCTCAGGATTGAACTTCACGGCAAACTCCAAACCGTTGAGAAGTCCGGACGCGAAACGTATCCTCAGCTCCTGACCGGGGAGGATATATTTCTCGGAAAAGTTAACACCCGTGTCCCTAAAGCGGTAGGCATTCCATTTTTCCTCGGTGGTTGTGCCGTCCTCATTCTCCACCTTGTCCGTCACTTCGATAGTGGTGACATCCGACATGATGCCCGTTCTTCGGGGATAGACTTCATCGAAGATAACCACCTGCTCGACGGCTTCCTCGGTAGTCATATCAGGATAAGCGTCAATGTAAGGAGTGCCTTCGGGAAGCATCAATCTGCGCTGTACCACACCGTTCACAACCACGGTCTCGTCAATGGGGCGGTAGTCTGCCGGTATGTTACGGGTGGAACCAAAAGCGTAGATACGGGTGGCATAGGTGGACTGGGATTCTGACAGTGACATTTCCTGCACGTTTTTCCCGATCTCGAAATCCACCGCGTCACCGGACTCACAACGCCCGAAATGGATGATGTTTTCAGTCACCCAACATTCGCAATCCCATTTCTTCGCCATCTCAAAACAAGCGTCAAGGATGTTGATGTTGTCGTAACTCATCAACTGGGACTTGTTTTCGACTGTGGAATCAATGGAGAAAACAAAATCCTGTCCTTTGTATGTGTAACCAAGAGCTTTCAGATTTCTAAGGACTATACCGACTTGTACGTCAAGCGGAGCGGTCAGGTTCCAGGACGCCTCCTGTCCGGTCGTCTCCGGGGTATATTTGAAGATTTTGTTTTTCCATTTCCAGTAGTAAGCGTCAAGCTGAAGCTCATAGTCGTAGCCGGCGGTATTGGTGTTGAATGCGGGCTTCTGCAAGTCGCACACCTCGAACAATCCGAAGTTACATTCCACGTATGAGCCAAGTTTGAAATATATGGGATTCTCTAAGGAGAACTTTAACATGATGTAGTCCTCCTTCATCAGAGTGAACTTACGCTTGCAGCCTTCATTGATCAAAGTTGTAAGCTGGATAGCACCGGATATGTCTTTGATGTCGATTTGTTCCATGTCTTCAAAGTTCGGGGATAAAAAAAAGAGTGCCCAATTTTGAGCACTCACATACACGACAATAAAACCAATGTCGTGAATTAGCTTCTGTTTGCCGGATTTGGCTCGTTAAACTTGGCTGAAATTTTTCCGAAAGTTCGGTTTAAACTCTGTGCGTAAGCAACGCTTTTCCCAAGATAAATCAGATGATAAATCTCATTACTGTTAGCCGGAACTTGAATATCAACCACACCTTTATACAGCTCATCAAAGAAAGCTTTCTTCTTTGCTTGATAGTCAGACTGAGAATTACCCTCGATAGTGAACGAAAGAGTTATTTCCCTCTCATCGACTTTAGGATTATTGATTATTACCCGTTTCCCATGTTCAAGTCGGCTTTTGTTCTCAATAAAATCCTTCATGGGAGCGGATGCCCCAATAACATCAAGAAACCCCTCTCCCATTCTCACGCCCCATGTTGTATAAGCGTTTTCGCCATTAATTAATAATTCATTCATAAACTATAATTTTGCTGTATTCTTTTTAACCTCTGCTATATCTCTTTGCATCTGTTGAATAGGTTTGACGATTGCCCCTGTATTTTCTGAAATCTGTACCAATTCAAGATAGGATTGCGCTATCAAATCCCGCGTATCATCAGCAATATTTCTTGTTTCCGTATTTATGGAAAGTAGAGCATCTGCTTTTACTGTCAGTAGATTAAGTGATTGAGATTGAATGATATTTTGATTCTTTATCTCTTCTCCTGTAATCTGCAATGCTGTAAACCTACCGTTCAACTCTCCTGCATCTTCATGCGTCATTTCAGTGCCGAACCCTCTTGATGAAGAAGATTGAGAATAGGATTCTTGCGAAATCTTATCATATCCGGTTGCTGCGGCAAGCTCGTCACGGAGCTTCATGGCTTCGTCCACATAACCCATGTATTCATCCATCAGCTCCTTACGCTCATTATTGTCAAGCGTACCATCATCCTTCATGGCTTCACCGAATTTATCATACCATGTCCTCAGTTTGTCACTAAACTGTTCACCGATGGCATTTGACAGCATCGCCTGCATGAAATATTTGGATATGTCATCAGCAAAATCCTCCGCACTCTTCTCCATATCCATCAGACTGCTTATAAAACTGTCATACATGGAATCGAATGACATTCCGATCAGGCCCTCATAAAGACTGTCGGTCAGTTCTTCCAGTTTTCCTGCCTGCTCTATATAATCATCCAGCTTGTCGGTAACACGCTCACCGTAACCTCCCTTACCGGAAGATTCCATGATATCCCATAACCATACGTCCGACCGTAGAGCTTTCATCTGTTCGGGGGTCAGATTCCACAAGGAATCGGTGCCGGAGAAATCCTGCATGCCGGTAGCTTTTCTTGCGTGTTCCAGCATTTCATCCGTCCATTTCAGATAATGCTGCCAGCTGCCGTGGCTCTTATGATATCCGGCTTGCTCCTTTGCTATTTGCAGATAGTTTTTATTGACTTCCTCCTGATACTTTACAGCTTCCCTGTAAGATTCAACCGATTTCATTCCCTTGCTTGCCTTCATCTCGTCAGTCAGATCCTCGATGGCCGTTTGCAAAGTTTCATTCCTGTCCGTCAGCCTGTCTATCGTTTCCTGTACTTCCTTGGCGTTTCCACCTATTCCAAACAAGGAGTTGAAGCCTCCGAATGAGATTGCGTTCAGGATGTTTCCTATGCCGTTCCTCAATGACTTGCCGATTGTGACAAACAAATCCCCTGACAAGACATCACCGATAATTCCACTGACAGCGTTCAGAACAGCATCAAGCAGACCACCGACAAGATCACTTAATCCGTCTTTGAGTACGTCAATGATGGACAGAATCCATCCGACGATGGGGACCTCCTTAAGAGATTCTGACGTTTTTCCTATGACATCCTTGAATCCGTTCACGGTTTTGATAATTCCGCTATATGCGTTATACAATCCACCGGATGAAATCTGCTGCAAGCCTCCCAACAAATTTTCCATGCTTGCTTTCAGTCTGGTGGCGGTATCAGTCACATTACGCTGGGCCTGATTGGCGATATCAGTCTGTGTCTTCACATTGGCGGATGCAATGTCAGCATTCTGCCGTGCTGTTTCAAGAGCGTTTGCTGCGGCTTGTTTCTCACTTTCCGTTCCGCCCTTCTGCGCTTTGGTGTAATCATCCTGTGATTTCTTTAGTCTTTCCAAAGCAGCTGTTTCAATCCCTATGGCACTGATACGATTCTGTTCTGCTATTTGATAGGCTTTTACATCCTCTCCAAGTTTCTTGAAGTTGACTCCACTTGTACCACCCAAAGACTTTTCCATCTGGCTGATGGCGTCAATCAATGATTTCTGGCTTGCCTGATCGGAGTTCTTGAACTTGTCAGTCCGTACATATTTTTTCGCTTCGTCCAAGGCGGGCTTTATCATGTCGGAAAACATGGAACCAAACTCACCGAACACAGTAACCCAATCTATATTGGCTTTTATGGCTTCTGTTTCCTTGTTCTGTATGGCAACATCACGTTGTTTCTCCAGTAACTTTACTTGTGCACTATTAACACCGTTTTCTTCCTGTGCTTTCCTTATTTTTTCCGCATACTCTTGGGCGATAGCCAATTTCTGCTGCTGGAACGTGCCATATTCTTTCAAGTAGTCGTTCAAAGCCTGTTGTTCGGCTTTCAGCTGTCCTTCAGTTACATCGGAAATATCTTTATCTCTCATACTTTCGGCATTGGTATAAGCTTCTGAAATTTTCTGTGCCTGCTTGTCGGTCAGCTTACCGTTACCGGCTTTGCTCCATTCTTCCTCCTGTTTTCTTATCGCATCAATCTGTTTCTGATAATCAAGGTCAATCTGTTTCAACTTCTTTTCCGTGCCTTCTATCATCAGGTTGATTTCATCCTGTTGGTTCTGACGGTGAAGTGAAAGAAGTTGTTCGGCTGTCTTTTTTTGTTCTTTTTTTTGCTTTTCAGCAGCTTTTTCCTGCTTGGTCAAAGAACTACCAGTAATACCGCCCAAATTTTTATAGGCTTTTTCAGTTGTTTCTACTCGTTTCTTAGCTTCTTCATACAGCTTTGAAGTAAACTTGGATTTATTCTTTTCTATTTCAGAAAGTTTCTTCTTAGCATCATCCCAGTCTTTCTTCGCTTTCTCATAATCCTGCTTGTAGGTAGTTTTATTCTTCTCTGAATCAATTCGGGTTTGCTTGACTGATTTTGCTGTATCTATAAGTGTTTTTATGTCTTTCACATTATAGATTGCTTCATCAGACAAAGTACCCTTAATATCAATAGGCAAACGAAGTTTCACAGTTCCATTTCCCCCCTTTCCTCTGATACGCTTCTCCAACTCAGAGATGTAGCGGTCAAACTCATTAGTATTAACATCTTTAAGATTGGAAATGAACTGTTCGGAGATGCCTTTGCCTTTTTCTTGCAGCATGACATCACGCATAGCACGCAATTCTTTTAGTTTCTTCACATATCCATCAACGCCTTGCTGACCGGAAAGAGTTTTCAGCAGATTCTCGTAATATTTGATTTCAGATTCAATGTTAGAAAGTTCCTTGGTTTGCTTTTCTCCGGCACGTTTCGCATCTTCTTCCGTTATCTGTTGCTTTAGTTTAAGTATATCAGCCAACTTAATGGTTTCGATGTCATATTGAGCGAATATCTTAGGGTATTCTTTTCTTAACTCCGCTAAACTTCGACCTCTTTGTAAATCCGACAACGCTATATCACGAGAACTTTGTACGAGGGAATCAATCTTCTGTTTGTGTTCTTCTTCTTGCTTTTTAGCTTCTTCTTGCTGTTCATTAAACCTTCTCTGTGCCTTTTCTGCTTCTGTTGCCGAATCGCGGAAAGCCAACATTGCAACTCCAAGTCCTACTACAGCAGTAGCCAACAACACATAAGGATTGGTAAGCATTGCAGCGTTTAAAGCTAACTGCGCTTTTCGTGCCAATAAACGGGCATTGGTAAGTCCAATCTCCACAAGAGTATGTTTACTTTCGGCAGCAGTAACAAGCATCACTGCGGTCCGGTATGTACCATAAGTAACCACTAATCCAGCCAAGATCCTACCTACTGTTTCATAATTCTGAATCAACGAAGTTGTCATTTGAATACCGTCCATGATAACACTTTCCGACTTTGTTCCCAATTCGTTAAACACGGAATCCAAAGCATCCTGCATCATAGACAACTGACCGTTTATCTCTTTTGAAGCGTTTTCGGACATCTGATAGAATCGACCACCAGCGGAAGTAGCATCTATAAATGCCTGCTGAACCATTTCTGCGGAAATAGCCCCCTTAGACATCTCATCTTTGAGGGTAGCGATAGACTTACCGGTCTTTTCAGACATGATTTGCAGAGGATTAAATCCTGCATTAATCATCTGATTGAGGTCTTGACCCATAAGTTTACCGGCAGCGGACATCTGAGAGAATGCCAAAGTCATAGAATTAAACTTTTGTGTGTTCCCCATAGAAACATCGCCAATAGCTTGTAGATAACGGGGAACTTTCTCAGCTTCAATGTTGAAACCAAGCATCATCTGCGTGGCTGCTGTTACATCAGAAAATTCAAGCGGAGAAATTTTAGCGAACTCACGAACTTGTGACATGAGGGCATTGGCTTTCTCTTTGTTTCCCAATAAAGTTTCAATAGCAGTGTCAGCAGCCTGGAACTCGCCACGTACACGAATCATTTCAGCACCTAATGCTTTCAGTACTCCAGTACCACCAATAACCGCCAAGGCTTTCTTCCAAGAAATAGCAATACCATTATTAGTTTCTACAACCTCTTTTGCGTCATCCTTGTAAAGGGCGTATTCATCACGTAGTTTCTTTACGGAAAGACGCGCTTCGGCTTGTTGTTGGGTTAATCCAAATAAAGCTGCCTTTTCTTCATCAAGAGCTTTGCGGGCAGCATTGTATTCTTCTAACTTGCTATTTGCTGATAACGGATTCCTTTTCAATGCTATACGATAAGCATCCCCAAGTCGTTTTACATCCGCTTCAATATCCTTAACTACCGCTTTTTGAGCAAGAATCTTCTCTGTGAATCCATTCACGGCCTGGGAAGCATCGAAGATTTTCCTTTTGAATCCCGTTTCCATTTCCGCTCCAGCTTTGGCTGCATTAGTCACCAACTCATCCAATCTTTGGTTGGATGCAGCAAGTTGGGCATTCAAAGCCTTGAAAGCAGCAGGAGACTGCGTGCCATCCATGCTCATTAACTCCTGCTTTAATTTTGCAATTTCATTACGAAGTCTTACAACTTCTTCCCAGTCACTACCTACCTTAAAATATAATTTCGCCATATCTATTTCTTTTTCCTACGATTAGCCAATTCCTTACCACTGATTCTATTCACCTTCTGACCACCATATACTGCGCGTAATTTATCCCGTTGCATCATCAGCAGATTCCGATAAGGGATAATCTCAAACACTTCTGTATAACTCAGATGCAGCGTGTCAATCAAATGGGCTATCTGCCCGAAGAACGTTGTGTTTCCTACTGTTTCGGTCTTGCTGCCAGCATCGACACGTTCCTCATCGAGCTGACACACTGAAAAGCCGAAATATCCATCATAGAGAAACAGACTTCCAAGGCATCTTTGACTTCTTCAAAAGTGCCGTTCTCCAATTCTTTGACCAAACTATCATTCCCGCAGATGAAGCATGAAATACCTTTCAGCATATCTTCAGTAGCTTCAGGAAGCTCTTTAATAGCTTCCATGACATTATCTCCAGTCATGCCGATATTGGAAAAATGATGAATGGCACGACAGATAATTTTAATTGTAGGAGGTTTAATGGTATAAACCATCCCTCCTATCTCCACATTCATGAAATCCAGCCCTAACAAAGCATCAGAAACCGTTTTTGCTGCTTGATTCATATTCTTAAACTAAAAGGGGGAATGGTATATATCCATCCCCCGGTTATCACTCTTGTGCTTTTACCAATGTTATCTCTTTTTTAAGAGTGGTATCAACTTCAGAAGGAGTGGTTTTAATATCTCCTGACTGAGTGACGTACCCCACTTTCGACACTTCATAGTGAACGGTAGCCCCAGCATTCACCTGCTTTGACTTGACCGTTGCACCGTCCAGCTTTACGGTCGCATCGGAAGGAGTAGGTACAATGGTTACTGTAGTTCATGCCTGCAAAGCTTTAATCTGCCCTTCTTCATAGTTATACTCAGAAGAAACACCTTCGATTCCCGGTTCCTGCACCAAGCCTTTTACAGCGATTGCAATTGCCTTATCCGTATTGGCTTCACGGGAAACAATACGGCATTTTGGGAAGATGAACCAGACATCATCATCGGTCAGACAGAACAATGCTTTGTTGATAATAACTTTATCCAAAGCACGCTTCCAACCTACATCTTTAGATGTTGCCTGAATAACATCGCCACCCATGAACGCTTTCTTGGTCTTCCAGTCATATTGTCCGATAGAGAAAGCGGGCGATACTTCTCCCGGCACATCATCGTAACGGTAATTCTTTCCCGTTAATTGGTTCTTGTACCCGGTGACAGAGGCTTCCGTTTCCTCAATCTGCCACGTTTCCCCGTGTACATTCAAAACCTCATCTTTCGCTTTGATAGCGGCTTGAATCAAAGTCTTTGCGATTTCGGGGGTAATGTCTGCCGTTACCTTATCAATGTCGGCAAACAAGATTCTTTTTATTCCTACTGCTGAAATCATAATCTTATAGTTTTACATTTATTACTTCAAATAAAATTCTCACATTCACGTAATGGCATTTCAAAGCTGTATCCGCTTCCGTGCCAATTGATTCGATAGAATAACGATAGGTTGTACCGTCATAGGTGCTTACTACATCATCAAGCAGCTTGCCAGCCTTTCTTTCGAGTTCGTTAAGCCGGATTGTGTTCGCTTCATTCTCGCTTAAATTGGGTACACATAGATTCACTTCTGCGAAAGATTTCTTCCAATACTTTCCCGGCTGTTGTTTCTTCGTGTGGATGACAATCCTTTCGGACTTCAATTCACCCGTCAGCGTTTCACCATCAGGCACTAGATCTATTCCGAAAGCCTTGCAGTCCCGGTAGAGGATGTTTCCTATGTCGGTAGTTACTATCATTCCACAATCTCCCAATCTTCTGCAAATACATCACTGATAGACGGAACCCATGAATCAGCGCGTCCGGTATTCTCATTGTAAATAAGACACTGGCTTGTGTAGTCAATAAAGCCCTTGCCTTTCAGAATAAGATCTTTTGCTGATTGCGGAATAGATTGCATCTTGGGGATAATATCACTATCAATATGTGCTGGAACCTGTTTGAACACCATTAATCCTTTTCCGTTCCAACCGCTTCTACGAATTGGAAAACCTGCTTTGAGAGCCATAATAGCCATACCAAAATTCATCTTTATTACTTTTGCACCATCAGAACCTTGCATACGCTGTATGCGAGTATCAAGAAGCCGTATATAGTCGAACATTGTACAACACTGCATTTCCAGTAAACACTTGTTGTACATATCATTAACGACTTCATCCATTTTCCCTGAATCTATGAAAGCGGCTAACTTTACATATCTTCCATTGACTTCTTCGGCTTCTATCTGCATACGGTCAAGTGATGTATCGGCGAGTTTATACGCCTCCTCAAACGGTTCCGCTGGCGACCAACTCTCGTACCCGTCAGCATATTTAACGTGATAACCCATGCGCTTTGCATACTCTGCATCAGGCACTCTGCCAACTTGTAATAAACCTCTTTCATAAGCCTCGCCCATTGTCATAGGTTCTGCTTCAATCTGTTTTGTTCCAATGTACTTTTTCATTTTTCAAATTCTTCTTTTAATCGTTTCTCCGCAAATAAAGCAGCACTACTCAAAACATCATACCCTTTAGATTCTACGAATGATGCGTATTCCGCTTCGTTTTTCAATGTCAAACCGTCTTTATTGACATCGTAATCATTGGACGTTCTCAAAGTGAGTGTATGGTCTTGATAATCCCCATGTTCCTCTGCGTACTTCACGGCTTCATCGCCTACATCAATCATCTTCTTTTCGACCTCCCATTCTCCTTCATCGAAAAAGGAGTCGACATCTGAGAAATCGAAATCTACATCCATAATTCCGAGTAGTTAAAGTAGTTTGTACTCTTCACTGTATAAACTTCGCCTTGACCTCTTACGCTATCACCATCCATGCAACGTACTTCATCACCAGCCTTGACAGTAATTCTCTTCTCGCATACCACATGATAATTCGGACGATACACAGAGCCGTTATCAGATGAAAACTCTTTGGTAGTGTTATCATCACAACGGCATTTGCACACCTCCTGCCAGCTTTCACCACCTGTTCCGGGAATAGGTCTGCCAAACTCATCCTTATCCATTGGGGTGATAACTTTTACCTGCAATATGTGTGGGGCGAATATCATAAGAAAGTCACTTTAGGCTTATCACTCAATTCGTCTTTCAAACCGTACCGCTTGCACAGAAATGAATAGTAATCCTTAATGCCTTGAATGTTCCAAGACATAGAAAAACCGCTTTCGCTGATGGAAGTGGCACGAAGCAATAGAGAGGGGATGAACTTCGCAATTGCCACCGACACCCGTGTTTGGCAATCCTCGTTCATCTCACCCCCTCCGCTTATCTTTGCGTTCAGACATATATCGAAAAGGTCAGCCTCCGACAAGTTAACGCCGAAGGTCTGAAACTTCTGTAATATATAATCGTTTACTGTCATGCGTTCATCTCACTCAAATCGAAGTTCACAATCAGGTTCGGGTTCGCAATCTGCGGAATCCATTCGGCTGTGTATTCCAGATAGCGACCATTGCCGTCCTTGTAACCTGAAATCAGCATATCGCCATCTGCCTGAGTGTAATTACGTCCCGGTACACCATCCACAGCTTCATAAGGAGTGTGGAAGCGCATATAACCGATTTTATCCTGCGGAAGCAGGGAAATACGACCATCTGCATAAATGGGGATATTCTTACCTGTTTGGTCTACCACATAATCTTCCTTGATTTCAATAGCCGGAAGTCCGATACCTGTAAAAATGGTAGAAGCCAGTTGCGAGGTGATAAGCCCGGTAGACATATACATTTCATTGCCTGTAAGCTGCATTTTGAACTTATCTCCAAATTCACTTGAACCGATAATATTCTTGATGAATGTGCCACGGCTCATAATCATCTTGGGGAATGTGCCGTAAATAGATTTCAGCTCATTCAGTTTCTGCTGCAAGTAAGTGACGAAATAGTCTTTATCCTCTGTGTCCGGCTTGATAAACTTAAACGGCAAGTCGATGTTCAATAAGTCAATTCCTCCGGCATTGTCGTCCTTGTTCTTCACGCTTGCTGCTCCAGTCATCAACAGAGAGCCTACGATAATGTCCATACGCTTGTGCGGTGCCAGCAATACCTGACGGTAATCGTCATAGATGAAGTCCACGATGTCACGCATGGCTGCTTTCTGGTCTTCCGGTTTGGCGGCATTATACTTATCTATCAAGTCCTGCAAGTCAGACAAACGGTCGATTGAGATTTGATAGCGGTCACCCAAATAGGCAATCTCACCATATCCGGAACCGATATTCCTGCGTTCACGGATAGGCTTTTCGCCATAACGGGAGTTGATGGAACCAGCCATCACGCCAGTAACCTGACCGATGTAGTCTTTAAATACACGAGTAGTAGTCCTACGGAAGCCCAAATACTGCTGCCAATAAATTGTGTCCTTTCTTGTCTTGAGGACACGCTGAATCACTGCATTTACAATGTTCGGGTCATTAAACAATGTATGAATAGTTAGCATCATATATTAGTCCTCCTTTCTTTATTTTGCCATTATACCTGCGTTTTTCAACGCTGTCAATAATCCGTTAAAGTTTTCTACCGACACCGTACCAGATGCATCATTCACTTTGGCTGCCTGCTTTACACCTCCAAGAGCAGAAGTCGTAGCTGCTGTTAAAGTATACTTGTTAGCTTGTGCTGCAACCCCATCCAATTTGACTTTATCTTCCTTACTCATCAAACCGTCCTGACTAGAAGAAGCCTTAGGAATAGATACGGCTTCTTTTTCTTGTTTGACATCCAAAGCGTTAAACTGGAAGTGCGGCATATTCGCCTTGTCAATATCTGCGAAAGGCATTACCAGCTTGGTCGGTTCGATTTCAAACGCACGCATCAAAAGGGAAACCAATACTATGCCATCCTCTACCTGCTTCCTTTCATACAGAGCTGAATTTGCGATAACTTTGGGCGTTGTACCATCTGCGGCTGTCGCTTCGTAAAGAACTGTTCCAGCTTCTAGATTTTCTCCAAAGTCTGCCGCTAACGTCAGCTTATCAAAAGCTTTGTCAGCCTTGTCAATAGCGTTGATTGTCGCTCCATGCGCACCGTTACCCAAGTGCATACCTTTGTAAGCCAAAGAACGTTTCTTGATTTTCAATGTGGTATTGGAGCCTGTCGTAAACTTCTCATATACTTCCACACGGATAGCCACTTGGGATGTTTTCTTCACCAAGTCAGCTGCAATCGGTGTGAATGAGGGCAAGTACGAGCCGACAACGAGGTTGGTTGTGTCCAACTTATACGGACCTCTGCGTCTGCGTCCGGTTTCTACGTCGTAGCGTTCTTCCTGCTCAACTTCCGGTTCAAGATTATACTTAAATCCTGCTGCCATAAAATCACTGTTTTTGTTGTTCTACAATTTCTTTAGTGTCGTCTGCAATCATTTTCGCAAACGCCTGAGTCTCATTCTCCAGTTCTTTTTTTGCTGTATCTGGAGGAACTACACCCTTAAAGCCGTCATTCGCAAACTCCTGCTTCAAGTCCTTGAAGTATGCGTCCAAGTCCTCATCGTCCTTAATGGCGCATCGTTTGGCGTAGTTTTCGGGAATACCATACTCCTTTGCCTTTGCCAAAATCTGCTGGCTACGTGTTGCTTGAGCCTTTTCTGCTTCAAACTGCGTTAGCTTATCAGAAAGGTTCTTGTTGGAGTCAATTAAAGCTTGCGCCCATGCAGGCACATCGTCTTTATTCTCTTCCGTTTTGGTGGTTGTGGTAGTCTCGATTGGCTTACCGTCTTTAAGGTTATGCCTCTTCTCGTAGTTAGTCACTGCCGTTTTTGAAGCATCCCCGGCACGGAAATCACCATAGGAATTAAGCACGTCCGAAAAGCTGATACCCTCAATAATAGAGTTTACCTTTGTCTCGTCCGTTACACCCTCTGCCTTTTTAGTAGCGATTCGGGTTAAGATAGCAGTGTCCACCCCAGCGAATTTCTGTTGTAGCCCTGCTAAGATTTGTTCTAAGATTGTCATACCGTATGAATTTGATTTATAAATTTCTACGGTAAATTTCGCTATTTATAAAGAGGGTGAGAAATAATCAGATAGGTGATACACGACAATAAAACGATTGTCGTAAAATGGTATAAAAAAAGGCGTGAAACCGAATGAATCACGCCTAAAATATATCACGACAAAAACTTATACTTATACTCCCAACACTATATTTGCATCAATATTTAGCTTCCGGCTTATCTCACGAGCAACTTTCAAGGTTGGTTCACATTTACCAGATATATAATCACTTAATCGTGATGGGCTGACACCAACCAACTTTGCAAGTGATTTTTGATTAAGCCCCATTTCGTACATACGAAGTTTAAGAACATCCACAAGTGTTGGTTCTCCCAATGCAAAATGTTCTTCGGAATAATCAGCAACCAAATTAGAAAGAAGCTCCAATTCTATGCTATTTGGGTCATTCAAAGGAGTATCATCTTTCACTAATGGAAGAAGTTCCTCTACTCTTTTCACCGCCCATTCATATTGGGCTTGATTTTCTATCTTTGTCATAATCCTAAATATTAGCGCAATCTATTTTATCATATTCTTTATGAGTACCAATAAAGCGAATATACACAAACTGAATAGTGAATTTAATCACTACTACCAAACGATAGTTATTGCCTTTGATATTGAAAACATAGTGTTGATTACCTACACTATCAACGCTATTAAACGTTTTCTTAATATCGGCAAAACAGATCCACTTGCTTCTTTTCACAATGGTAGTCCATTCTTGCAAAGCGACCTTTGAATCGGGATGGTTCTCTGCATATTCTTTTAATGCTTGTTCGGTAAATATTCTCATTGGTTACTCAATTATCGTGTGACAAAAATACATATATAATTCTATAATTCAAAATTATATTCTAATATTTATAATTTAAAAGAGCAAAAAAAATAGCGGCAACTCTTTGAAGCCACCGCTAACTATTTTTCTTATACTAAAACTATAAGTCCCGTAATTTTTCTAACTAAGAGGCGTTTTTCTTTCCCTTATCTCCGATTTGCTCATTCTTTGCTGCTTGTTCCTCTTTGATTTCTGCAAGTTCCTCTTCTACCCTATCAGCATTTCCGGCAAACATGATTCCCTCACGCGTTGACCAGATGCCACCACTGACAGCGGAAACGGCAGTGGTCACCTTATCATTCAAATCATCAATCATATATGGAACCAGTTCTGTTTCTATGTCAATGGTCTGCGATGCCTTGCTAAACTCGGTTGGATTGATAGAGCCTAAAGCGGAAACAATGAAATTTACTCTCCGCTGCAAGAACTCACCGATAACCTCACCGTGATTTTCTACCGCCATATGTGCACCCATGAACATAAAGCGGAAAGCGGTTCCTGATGCTTTGCCTACCCCCTTCAACGTCTCAAAGGATATTCTTGGAGTGTTTGACATATCATAAGCCATATTAGTGAGTGTTTCTGCTTCAAAACGTACCGTATCCGGAACTTGGTTCCACGTCAGATACTGGGCATCCGCACCTTCACCTGTAAGTTTGACCATTCTATCCTTAACCTTACCCATGAAACCCTCTACATCACCAATTAGCTTCAATAGTGGGAAGAAATGGTAGTCTATACAATCAGCATAATTGGATAATAGTTTCTCCAACCGGACCCGAAAAGTCTTTATCTTCTTGCAATAAGGTTCAGGACGATAAGCATAGAGAACCGGTAGTTTTGGGAATCCATGAGTAAAAGGAGTTCTTTCTTCATACCCTTTAGACAAATCCCATTGATAAACCATTTTGTCCGTGATAGTCATAAAGCAGGTGACCTCCGAATCATCCATGAGCTTCTTTTTATACTCACGTGAGAAAGCAATCATTTTACCTTCGTCGTTAAAGAACGGGTATAGCTTATCACCTCTGAATGGAGACCATAACACGCTTTTCAGTTTCTTGGTGGGCTTGACCTTGCCACCGAACGTAGTCTTAACTTTCTTCCAAAACTTTGCCCAAAACGAATCATCATCGGTAACATACCAATATTCTGCCGCTTCTTGTTCGGAGAGCCAGGCACGGACAATCTTCTTGTTTTGGTATTTGATTTTGTTGGATTTAAATACAGCCTTTACCGCATCCAGCAGCTTCTTTTCATCATCATCAGTTGGAGTGCAATCCATAGACGGTTCTGTGCCGACTGTAAAAGCAGTTTGGATGTTCACGATATCCTGTTCCAATGGAATGGAGATACGGTTCACCGGTTCAGTCTTATACTTTGCTTCGATTTCATAAGTCTTACCCGTTTTTTCATCGAAGTGCTTCTCTGCTTCTTTTTCAAGAACCTTTCTGTCCGGATATTTCTTTTTGTCAACCATGATTTCATGTCGTTCCGGATTCCAATCATCCCAAAGTTTGCAACGGTCGGGAAGTTCAGTCTTCCTACCTTTCTTCAGGTAGTTTATCTTCTGCCCGATGTCAGGCAATGCTAATATTTCTTCTAAATTCAATGGCATAGTTTATATTTTTAATGTGTGAATATTCCTGTTAAATCTTTCGGCTTCTGAATCTTACCAAGAAGCTCACCCAATACATAGTAACGTACAGCATCTATTCCGTGATTGTCATGGTCTTCCGGTTCGTTGATATAGTTCCCGTCCTTATCCTTTGCCCAAACATACTTTCTGAACTCGCTTTGCAAGTTGTACGAGCGTTTGGTTATATAAATCTCCATATCTTTCATTTTGTCAATTCCGGCATTGATAGAGCCTGCACCTTTCTCTACGGCATATATCTTGATTCCTCCGTTGTGTATCTCTTGAATCAATCGAGGGTCAGCACTGTCAGCTATGACTTTCAATCCCCACGGGCGAAGAGTCTTGATGATGTCAGAAGAAAGCAATCCAGTACGGTAATCCACTTCATCCAAGTAAAGGGCGTTATCAACGATACCACAACGAATGGAAGCAGACGGGTCATGCGTATAACCGAAGTCTTGCCCGAAAGCAATTTTCTTTGCCCAAGCCGGGAACTCGTCAACAATGCCCCATTTCTTGAATACGGCACCTTCTGCAACGTCAGCCCACCGGCCGATAACCACATGAGCATACTTTTCAGGATTACTCACCTTTATATCCTCTACCTCTTTTAGAAACTCCGGTGAAAGATTCTCCAAATTATCAAAGTAAGTCGTATGAATGTGGAGCACATTCGGATGAGTGGAAATCTGAACCTGCACACCGTCAATCTCTACCAGCTTGTGAGTTTTCTCAATGTATTTCTTGTAGATGAAGTGATTGGAATCGCATGGGTTCATTATAATGATAATCCGGTTCTGAATACCCTTCTTGCGAATGGAGAGCATTATCTTGTCGAACTCATCTTCGCTTGTCCACTCTTCCGCTTCATCGCAGACAAAAGTCGTAATGCCTTGAATGGATTTCAGTTTTGCTGTCTGGTTTCCGGAAGAAGTCTTGATACCCCGGAACATGATACGGCTCTTAGTCATCTTATTGACTATGTCCGTCTTTGTGGTCTTGAAATATTTCGTGGTACCGTCCAAATCTATCTTCTCCATCATTTCGGGGATGATAGACATACCGGCAGAAACCATCGTGTAACGGGTGTAAAGAATCTGATGAACTATTTTCTCTACGGGAGTCATTTCAAAAGTCAACCGCTCAATAAAAGTAGAAGCATTGAAAGACTTTCCGCTACCACGCCCACCGGTGATAAGAATTATAAATTTTTCCTTATCCTCATATAATGGATGGTAAATTTCTTGGGGTACTATCATTTTAGCTTGTCTTTAATCCAGGAATCAATGTTGATGCCATGCTCTATGTCTGTTGGAATATCAGCGTCTTCATCTTGTTTGCGCTCAATCTTTCTCCAATCTTCATCATGGTGGTACAGCCAAACGGACATTGCTTGCAAATTAGGAGCCAACTCGCTTTCGCTAACTTGTAATTCGTCCTCACCTGTCAAATTTCCCTCTGAATCACGGAGCTTTCTTACCACGGTGCTTTTGGTTTTTATGCCACCGAGAGCCATTGCAAGGAATTTAGCCCTTACAGTGGCATTGATTGTCGCGCGCCCACGCGCTAAGACTTCGGATATTTCGGTGTACTCACTTTTCTTTTCGCAGAATGTTTGAGGCAAAATCCCTATGGCATAAGCAATTTCCTTGTCAGTGAATCCCTTTTTGGCATACGATTCCACGAGAGAAAGAAATTCCTCGCTTGTATAATCAAACTTAGGCTTTCTTCCTCCTTTACCTTTTCTATTTTGAGATTCACTATTGCTCATAATTTTAACCGTTATTGTTACCCATATAGACACGGCGAGAAATTGGCTTGTTTCCATAGACATCAACTCCTCTTTTTGAGAAATAGCTATCTATTTTCTCAGCATATCTTCCCATTATGGATTTCGTTCTATCCCTTATGTTTCTTTGTCTTGCAGAACCTAACCCGTATTGTCTTCCAGCGTTGTACATTATTCGTCTGGACTGCTGATATAACTGGCTATATGTTTTCTTTCTAACTCAGCTTTCCTCCCAATAATTAATCTATTCTTTCTACTTGTTCATCAAAAACTTCTCCCTTTATAAACTTCATATCTGGTTCATACCCGAACCTTTCGCAGAAAGCGGCTTTAGCTTCATAGGTATCGAAGGACAACATCACATAGGCATCCATGTTCTCAGCTTGCTTCTGTGCGTTTTCTTTCACCTGATGCTTGACCTCTTTCATGTGGGCTACCTTTTCAGCACGTTCCAACTGTTTGGCGGCTTTATCGGCTTCTTTCTGTTCGGAAACTGGGACCATCATATCAGACAAAGCATCCGCAATAGAGTTTTCCTCTTCGGTCTGCAAAAGATAGTCGACACCAATCATGTTTAGGTCAGCATCGGTCAGTCCTGCATCTTTCCAGTCTATATCAGGAACAATACGAGCGAGAGCGTCAAAATCCCATGTACCTTGTGCGTTGGGATTGTTCATTAGAATATTCAACTCTTTTTCCTGCTGCTCGTCCACGTCAATCACATCAACACGAATGCGGTAGTCATTGTCGGGAAACTTCTGCAATTCGTCCATGACAGACAAACGCTGATGTCCACTGACTACGGTAAGCCCGGTACGCTTATTCACAACTATTCCACCTACCAATCCGAATTTCTTGATGCCACGTTTCAGTGTCTTACGTGATTCATCGGAAAGTTTCCGGGGATTATAGTCTGCAAAGTGAATGGCAGAGCGGTTAAGTTCCACCGATTCACTCTTTATGTATTTTGATAATTCCATATTAGCCATTACTTAGACCGAAACCTCTCTGCCGAAGAGTATTCCTTTCGGCTCTTGCTATAAGATTATCACGAGATTGTTTTGCACGCCTGCTTGCAGCACTGCTACTCCATGTATTTTTTCTTCTCCAATTAGCTTCGCTCAATCTTTCTGCCTGAGCATATATCTGTTCTCTTGTCTTTCTTTTTCTGACTCAGCAATCCTCCTTATTAATTTTGTTGATTATGATACTCCCAAAGCACTCTTTCAGCCATCGGGAAAACTTCGTAAATTCTCTGTAAGTCCTGTGGGTAATTCTTCTCCATCCAAAGCATACAGTCAAGATTGAAACCGACACCCGAACTGGCTTTCAATGAATATCGAACTGGTTCGGGTAAATTGTGCTGCCTCATATAAGCAAGAATATCCTTTTGTGTCCAATCAGCCAAAGGATAAACCATACCGTTATTCTCGTAACCGTTTACCTCATACCCTTTCAACATAAGTCTACGATTCATACCATCAGCTTTTTTCATGCCCAAGAATGTATAATAAACTCCATGAGTAAGCTGCATAGCTTTTACCACATCTGCCAACTTTAACAGCTTTACTTTCGGATTTGGCACACAATACATACCGCCACGGAGAATATAAGTGAGATTCCAATGTGGTACTTGGACAAACTCTATCTTCGGATATTTGGCTTTAGTCCAGTTTATCCAACGGTTAATATGCTCCAAATTCTTGACAAAGTACATGAACACGCAAACAATCCGGTCAAACTTCGGATAGATTAAATCAAGCAGAACAAGCGAATCTTTACCAAGTGATAAAAACAGTAAAGCCTCATTCGATTTTACCCGAATGAGGTCTATATACCGGTTCGCTTGTTCTACCTTGTTCATGGTTAACCTCCAGACATACCCAATGACACACGTAAATCAGCATAACGTTGTCTACGTGAACCTAACTGTGTGGCACTAGCCGTACCTCTACGGTTGGCAACCAATCTACCGCCTGCACCTGCACCATTCATGTTTCTGCGCGGTCCGGCTACTCTGTTAATTCTTCTTGCGACTCAGCTTTCTAATTTTAAAAGTTAAACAAATCAATCTATATATTTCTCTAATATCTTGCCCAAAGTATAATCCATTTGTGCGGCAAGATATTCTTCGCCTTGATGTTCGTAAACAATATCATTACCGTTTTCATCTGTGAGAATTACTGCTTCTGCGTTCTTTACCTCTACAATGATATAAGGACGCTTGCCCGTATATGCACCTGTCAGAAGCTTGATTGCATCGTACTTGATAGGCTTCAATTCTACCTCACCTTCTTCAGGCAGTTCTGCATCAGCCGGATATTCTTTACCGCCACATAGGTAAGTGATATACTTCTTAGCGTTAGTTGGTCTGATTTCACGGTATTCGTGGGTTTTCTTGCCTGCCAAGATTTCATCGAAATACTTCTGTTTGATGCTTAATGTAAGAATGTTCATAATCGTGTCAAATTTAAATTAATACTCAATAGTTGCGGGGGGCTGAATCGAACAACCGACCTTCACCAAGTCAAAGTGAAAAGCTACCACTGCTACACCCCGCGATAGTACCCCAAAGGTACTACCACAACCAAAGATAACGAAATATCTTCAATCGTTATACACGACAATTGGCTTATTGTCGTGAACTAAGCCATTTATCCCGTCTTTCTCTACACGCCTCTAAGGTAGGCGCACAACAAGCAAAGAGTTCACCACTTTCAGTACGGTAGTCGTACTGGTACATTCTCACTCTCTTTCTGCCTAACTTCGTTGCGTAGGTAGTGTAATTCTCTTTGCCGGGCTGGCATACGCTGCAACCTCTTTCGTCGTTAATTGAGTTCATAATCATTTATCAATACTTACTTAGTAATTTGTAAAACATTCGCCTTTTCTCTATGTATTTAAGACCGTTTCGTCTAAGACCTCGCTTTGATTTTGATACAGTCATTTGGCAACCTGCAACGCCAACGTAGATGCAATTTAAATGATGCCTTTTAGCTTGTTTGAAAGCCCACCAAATCGCTTCACGGCAATATCTATAGCTATCATTTTGAACCCCCTCATAGCCTTTTCACATTATGAAATGTCCAATTTCATTTGCTTCTTCTTCTGAATAGCATATTGTGAAGATATTATTCATCCTTTCTTTGCTTTACTTGTTCAACCAAAAACTTTTTAAAATCATTCTTGTACTGGCTGTGAATGATTTTATACTGATGGGATAGGTTAGGCAATTGTTTGTAACCTTTGCTATACAAGAATTTGGCTACTAATTCAATCTTTTCACGGTTGCTGAAACCTCTGTCCTTACACATGTTAGTTATACAGACATTCGCCTTGCTGGTAGGCTTCTTTTCAACTGGTGGCATGTATTCATGTCTGTCATAAGCGTGCGTTCTTGGATAGCCAACCTCTTCACCTAAATATTCACCTGTGATGCAATCAAATTCACCACTAATTAAACTATCTGCTATTTCACCCATAATAATCAATATTTAATGTCACATTCAATCTTTCTTCACTCGTATAAGCCACTACAAGCCCAGTTTCATCATGCTGTATGGTGATGTACTTTTCGCCCCTCTCTATGGTGGTAAAATCGCACATACTGCATAACTTACCTAACACTTTGCCCAGTTGCTTCATTAGTGGGGCTTCAGGACTGATAACTAAAACTAAATCTGCTTTCATAATCGTGTATATTGTGGTAGCTCGAAAGCTACCGGATTAGGACTTAAAATAATCAAAATATATATTCACCTGTTTGTTTGTCATAGACACCTATTAAACCGTCTTTATACTTTTTACGGTAATTTTCATAATGTCTTGTTATGATTTTAAGAGAATTAGAATCTTTCACAAATACACCGTTAAGCTCTAAATAATACCGTTTCATATTCTTCTATATTGCGCAGGGCTTTCGCCCTGCCGATTATGTTAATGCGTTTTATCCTCATGTAATAACTCGCAGTAAACTGGTGTTGTGGCATCTGTGTGCTTATTGGCTATAAGAACCTCATTACTATCCCAGTTAATATATACCTGTGTAGCAAATGCACCGAAAAACTGAATTTCTTTCGTGCCAAACAATACCACCGCGTCATCATTTACATTTGCAAGTGCTGCAATTAATTCTTTCTTAGTCATATCCTTCTATATTGCGCAGGGCTTTCGCCCTGCTGGTTAAACTCAGTTTATTTCGTAATAAGGTTGCTCGCCTCTAATAACTCTCTTTGCATCTGCAATGCTATCATACAGCTTTGATTCGTCATTATCTATGATTACAAATTCTTGATGAAAGCCATCTTCAAACACTGTTATTATGTGACCTTTGTAACTTACTTCTCTGATGATATTCTTTGTTGTCATAATCGTATATCTTTTAATTGTTATTACTTCGTTTCTGATGATGCAAATGTAAATGATATATTTGACACTACAAAAAAATAAGAAAGTATATTCTTTCATTTAACAATATTTCGTAAATGATATATTTGACACTACTATAATAAACGTATCTTTGCAAAAAAAACTAAAGGTATGAATAGAATAGAATTGCTTATTAAAGAAAAGGGGTTTAATATGACATCTTTCGCAGAAAAAATGAACACTACCAGACAGAACCTATATGCTATATTGAAAAGCCCGTCTTATCCAACACTTGAAAAGGTTGCGGAAGCCCTTGACGTTCCGATGTGGCAACTCTTTGCTTCACCGGAAGAAGTGAAAAATGATGCCAATACTATTACCTGCCCTCACTGTGGTGGAAAAATTCATTTTGACGAAGAGCCACGTATGCCGGAACATAAGAATATACGAGGGAAAGAATACTATAAATAAAGAAAGGAGAATAAAACATATGGGAAAAAGGATTTATGTCAATGGAGGAATCTTAATAACGACTCCATTTTTTGCATATAAGAATGCAGGGGCATCATACGATCTCCCTCCTGAAAATTCTGAAATTATAGAGCCCAATACTATAACTGAAACAGGAGAGCCTTACCTTGAAATTAGCAATGAGCATCCCCAATCTATTTTTAATGAATATTACGCAAAAACATTCTTTACAACACAACATACATTTGCTTATTTTTTTGCAAAAGACTTTATCGGATCATATAATGATTTTAAGCAAAGAATTGATGAAATCCAAAGTGTAATTAACATCAAAGGATTGGACGAACAAAAACAAAATATCATCAATAAATTGTCATATATTAATATCATTACATCATTAGATACATTTATTTGTGACATTATTTTAACCAAAATAATCCAAGACGAAGAAAGTTTCAATAATTTTTTCAATTCAATTCCTCCATGCAAGAAAAAAGATGAAATGACTAAATTAAAAGAAGACAATCTTGTTGCCCAATGGGAGCAAAAGGTCATAGAATATGTAATGAGGACATCTTATAGTAACATTGATACTATAAAAGATATACTCAAAGAATTATTTAAAGTTTCTATAATCGACACAAATGGGAAAATGAAAAAACACTTCTATTATAGGAATTTATTAGCACATAGAAATGGTAGAAAAAAAGATGGAGGTTATATCAATATAACTAATGAAGAACTTAAATCCTTAATAACTGATACGCAATCCATCGCAAAACAAATCCAAACAAAAATTAAGCCGGAGCACTAAGCCCCGGCTCATTAATTGATTAGCCCTTTGATTCTTAACCGATTTACGATTTCGGTATAAAGATACTCTATATCCCCGCTGAAATCCCCATAGTTCTGATAGAGAAACACGACATCAGCGCAGTTGTCGGAAATTGTACTCTTGGACTGAACCCCAAGTACCCTTGACATCTCTTCGCGTAACCCAGCTGTCATTTTCCCACCGGCAAGCGAACTTGGAGAAAACAGGTACAGGATAATGAAAATGAACTTCTTCCGCTGGGTAACACTGTCAATATTCGGTGGACATCCTCTCTCATTCAGCAACTCAACGAATATTTTGTAGATTTCATGGATAAGGCTTTTGTCTTTCAAAATTGGGGTGGTCAAGGCGTTTTCTTCCTCTGAAAGTTCTGATTTCTCAATTCTAATCTTTTTAAGGCGAATTATTTTGTTAAAATCCAGTTCCATAACACGATTATTTTAAAAGTAAATAGTATATTTGCATCATAATCGTGTAAGGAAGAGCTGATTCATGGTCGTGCGTGGGTTGGCTCTTTTTCATTCTTCCCCATTCGTGCTGACGAATGGTTTCTTTTCCAAATCATAGCAGGTGATATATACCCGTTTCCCATTAACATCACATAGAGCAAGGGCATATCCTTTCTCCAGTATTTTAACCGGCTGATTGTCGCAATAGACAGTACTTCCAACCGGAACTCTTATAAAATGACGTACTATCATTTGATTATCTTTAGCTTGTTATACCAGCGTGAAGAGAAAGGGAACCACCCGATTAGGAATGATTCCCCGAAAATAGTTACTTTATATAGTTTGCTCATGGATTTTTCTTTTCAAGTATTTCAACACATTTTTTTATCCCATAATCGAAACCCTGTTTATAGCCTTTAGCATATTCTCCGATAGTATATACCGCCATTGACAGAAAAAATAGAAGGATACCTACAGGCTTATACCAACCGGGAAGTGATATAGAAAACGGCTTAAATGTAATTGTGAGATCTCCAACCCATAATAGGGCGATAATAAATATAATTGTAAATAATATTGTTTTCATAATCATATAAGTTTTAATGCTTCCTGTAATCCTGCTTCAAGTGCTTCTTCGTAGGTATTATAATGGATAATAGGTCTGTCAGACAATCCTACTAAATCATGGTTAGGAATTGTTAGTATATCATATATCCAATAATTTCCATACATATAGGATATTTCAATAGTTATTTTGCCAACGGTGGTATGATATATTTTGTCACCACTTAGGTAACATACACTATCACCTACATTAAACTCTGTATCTATATTCATTTCTGTTCCGTTTTACGTTATTTATTTCTTCTCGCCCTGAAACACCAATAGAATTCTATTACAAAGCATCAATCTGTGTAATTCTTTGCGGGTTTGTTCAATACTGTCAGTTTCGATGTTTACGTTGTGAGTATCACGGACTGCCTCAGTGACATACTCAATTTTGGTTATTAGGTGTTTCATTGGAATAATTATTTTTCTATTTTAATTTATATACTTGAAGAAAACTTATATATTTGTTCTCAAACTAAAAGAATTAATAACTATGTACGCTATCATAACTGAAAATGACTTATCACAATGGAAAGACAAGACTGGGAAATTATATCATCATCCCAAACGGCATTTGAAATCTCTTGTACCTGGAACTAAGGTTATTTATTATAAAGGTAATCTTAAAGATAAAAAATATGAGAAATACCGCTTGACATCGAAAGCTCATTGTTTTGGAATTGGAGAGATTGGCAAACAATATCCTGATCCTAATTCTACTAAGAATGATTATTTCTCTGAGATAATAAATTTCCAAGCATTTGATAGTCCAATTTTTACAAAGGATAAAGATGGTCATTATTTAGAAACCATTCCAACTTCACGCCAAACAAACTATTGGCGAGATGGGACAAGACCCATAACCAAGGAAGTCTATGAAAAAATACTCTCTCAATCTTGTATTTCAATTGTGATAGATCAAAATGAAGAATTAACATCCCATGTAACAGAGGGAAAGCAAAAAAAGACTTACTCAACTACATATGAAAGAAAACCTGAATTACGTCAACAGGCACTAAACATCCATGGTTATACATGTATGGTATGTGGATTTAATTTTCTCGAATCTTATGGAGAAGTCGGTCGTGGTTTTATTCATATCCACCATATAAAACCTCTTTCTGAAACTGGAGAACAAATTGTTGATCCCCAAACCGATCTAATGCCTGTATGTCCTAATTGCCATTGTATGATTCACCGGGGAAAAGACCGTGTTTTAGCAATTGAAGAACTAAAACAGATGTTGAAAAAGAATAAACTCACTCCATAATATATCTTGAATCTACTGGTTGTCTGACTTATTATAAACATAATAGGCCAGCACCCAGTTGTAAATAGGATTTTCATAATAACCTTTATTATCAGTATCGGTTTTCTCAGCCCAGATAGAAGGATGATTAATAGAACAACCTACTCTCTCAACACTGCCAATGATTGCGCCAGTCTGTTTATTAATACCCACACACATCCATAATACAATTATCTATCGCATCGGCTTGAACATCATTGAATATCATGTAAGGTTCTCTGTCAGGCTTTAAGCTTGCATGAATCAGTATCTTCTGCCCAATATATTTATCAGGACAGGGCCAAGTACGGTTCTCAATGTCTTTAATACCATGAACTATCAAAGAGGCCCACGGCTGTTTTATGGTTATTGCTTTCATCTTATTATTTTTTACTTATATTTGTGCCAAGTAACTAAATGGTACGCATTGACGTTAAGGTTCAAATCCTTGTTGCTTTTTAATTATTGTTTAATTTTTAATAAATACTTTTATGAAAATAATACCGACAAATACTTGTCGGCTCATTTCAGAACGTATCTCAGAAATTTTCAGAAATTCTCAGAATAAAAAGCCGACAATAATTAAAAACAAATTTGGCTTTAAACTCAATTTAGGAATTATCTCCTTTAGGCTATGCCGAAAGGAAAGCCTTGTTGAATTTTCAACTCAACTGAATTTGGGGATTTTTCAATTTGAGTGGAGTAGAGAATGGAGTAGTTTAAGTGGAAAGAATGCCACTCATTGTGGAGGCGCAGGTTCGACACCTGCTCTCCATTCTTTTTTATCCTACATTTATCAAGTCAAACAATGTGGGTGCGCTGACCTCCATCTCCGCCTCATACAGATATGAAAGACTGTCTTTCCAATAGTCATAATTTAGTTCAGTAGATAATCCCTTACGTTTCAGTCTGATGGCACAATAAGGTACTGTGCCGATACCTCCGAAGGGGTCAAACACCAACTCACCCTTGTTTGAATACCGTTCAATCAGTCTTTCAACGATATCGAGCTGTAAAGGGCAGATGTGGTTCTGCCGTTTCTTCTGTGACTGCTTGGTATTGAGCGTGCGCATACGGGTGACATCATCCCATATCCAATCTTTCTTGCTTACAGGGTCAACGGCCATAAATGTTTTAGGCAGCTTTCCGTATATTTCCAATTCTTCAGCGAATGATACATGTTCCTCGTAGTTATATATATGTTCACGTTCGTAGTTCCTGAACAGATGGCGTATCTTATCTATTCCGGCTCCTTTCATGTCCTCATAGCTCAATAGAGAGTTACCAGAAGATTTCCAACTTGCATGGGCATCTATCTGCCAACGGGCAAGCGAGTATTCACTCTTATTCTTTGTCACCGGCAAATCAGCATAGGCTCGTGAGGTATCAGAAGGCAACTTTCGGAAGAGAAGAACATATTCCGGGCAACCGATACCCATCTTTGAACCGTCCTTGCACATCTCTGTATATCCAAGCCGATAAGTCTGGTTGTTCTCCCTCACCACATCCGTATCCACTGTAATACGCCCCATGTAGCGGAACCCGTGCTTCAGATAATGGAACACTGTCATTTCGCTGAACGGGTCGATGGTGGGCATACCGTCACCCGTAGCGTTGCCGAACAGTACACGGTCCTTTACATGGATGCAGGCCAACCGGCCGGGCTTTAAAATACGCATAAGCTCCGGGGTGAGATAGTCCATCTGCTCAAAGAACTTGCCGTTGTCTTCATTATGCCCGAAGTCGTTGTAGGTAGGCGTATATTCGTAGTGGTTGGAGAACGGGATACTGGTTACAATCAGGTCTACCGAATTATCTTCCATCTTCTGACATTCAAGTACATTGTCATTATTGATAGCTTTCCACAGTTTGCCGGACTTCTCTTCCCGACTGGCGAACATCCAGCGCATCATCTTTTCCTCTGCCTGTAAACCGAACAAACCGTTCTTGCGGACTATATCAGTCATTCTGGTTACCATCTGGCGGTGTTGCGCCCACTTCTGCATGAAGCTCTTGTATATCTCTCCCTCACTTTCCGCATAGACCAGATAGAGGTCAACCGGATGCTGCTGCATGAAACGGTAGATACGGGCTATTGCCTGAAACTTGTCGTTGAAACGGTAGTCAATGAACATGATTGCCTTGTGGCAGTGGTACTGGAAGTTCAGACCCTCACCAAGCATTTCAGGTTTGGCGGCCAGATATTTCAGACGGCCGTCTTTGAAATCCGCTATCACCCTGTCGGCTTCCTCATCATCTTGCGAGCCATACACAGCCTTACATCCGGGAATTGCCTTGCAGAGTGCCTCACGTTCAGCCTCCAAGTCATGCCATAAAAGGAAATGGTCGTCTTTGTTTTCCGGGCGATTGATAATCTCTACCACACGGGCAATCTTTTCCTGCATGTTGTCCCGACGTTCCTTAGCTGCATCGGCAAGGCCGAGAGCAGCCTCACGGAACATTTTCACCTGCCCGTCACGGTCGGCTCCGGCAGTGGAATTATCCACACTCACGACTTCTTCATGTACCCGTAACTCTGGTAACTCATATCCTGTATCGGGATAACCTAAATCAGACGGTTTGGTGAGGAACAACGCCCATGTACTTACCCATAACCAGAATTCCTTTTCCTTGTGGGGATAGAGGGTAAGATTGTTCGCTTTCGTGCTGTCACGCTGGAAGAACCTTGTAAGTGCCTGCCCGGTATCCATCACTCCAAGGTAGCCGGCATAGTGTATCAGCTCCTTGTATCTGTTGGGTGACGGTGTGGCTGTTGCGACAAACCTGTACGGAACTTCTGCAAACAGAGGAAGAAACTCCTGATAGGTCTTGGTTCCGAATCCACGTAACACGCTCGCTTCATCCAATGAGGTAACGGTAAAGTAGGAAGGTTCTATTCTTATTCCGTCCTCGCCGTCACGGACACGTTCATAGTTTGTCACCATGATATTGGTCGGACATTGCTTCACCTCCTGCATAGTACGTACATAGGTCACTTTCATACCCAGATGCTTTTCGGCCTGTGTCAGGAACTCCACTACTACACACTTGGGGCAAACTATCAACCCTTTGCCTCCTGTGCGGTTCAGGATCACCCGCAGTATCTCCAACTGGGTTACGGTTTTCTGCATACCGAAGCTGGAGAATATCGCCCTGCAACCGCCGGAAATAGCCCAACGTACTGTATCTTTCACATGAGGGTATAAATACGGGGAAATTTCTTCCGGTCTGACTTCAAACCCAGTCTGATGGCTGATTGCCATCTTGTCTTTCAAAAATTCTATATAATCTTTCATTATGCTATTCTTTTGTTGATTTCTCCTTTCTAAACAGGTGGCTGAACACATTATCCAAATCCAAGTCTAGATTCAGTTTGGACGGGAAAGATTTAATGTATTCGTACATCTTATAAGCGAGGTTGTCATCATCACCGCATCTGTCAATCAGTGTGAGCAACATGGCGTTCACCATGTCAGAATCATTGCCGAAGTTTTCCTGAGTGGATTCGCTGCAATGATTCACATCACTTTTCAATCTCTTTATCGCGGCTATGGCTGTGTTGAAGTTTCTTTTTGAATCGTGTCTGAGTTCAAAGCCTTCCTTCTTGTATTGCTGCTGCATTTCTAGAAGGTTGGTTTCTAAAACGTCCGTGAGGACAAATACGATGTTGGTTACCGTATTAAGTTTGTCTGTTCCTTGCATGATCGTGTATTTTTATTTCTAATTCGAATGAATCCCCTTCGTTCTGTTTCTTCTAACAGTGGAAAGTCTTCATTCTTGATTTCACATTCTGTTTCGTAGTTCACGGAAGTATAACTTGGGATATTGAACTTTTTCCGGATTCTTACGATAACATCCGGATTTCTTGTTACCCAGTAAACGGTTATTCTCATGGTGATATCAGCATTTTTCTGGCTTCCTCATCTCCTGCATCAGCACGGTGCTTGATTTCAATGTACTCAGCATAAGAGATTCTGTTATCTCCACGCTCCTCTATCTCTTTTTCACGTTGGTTTCTGTATCGTTCACGCTCTTTCCGTTCAATATCTTTCCGACGTTCAGAAACGTAGTCCAGCATCGCACTTGTTATTTTCAATGGATCTATTGAACCGTAGAACCGCCCATACTTCCCTGACTTAAACCGTGCTATGAAAAAACAGATTTCAGCGGCATTTATATAATAATACTCCGAAAGGAATATCTCCGATAGTTCAGAAAGTTGCTCTTTCGCTATCTTGGTTGAAACTTCTGCAAAGTCATTCAATGAGCCAAATTGTATCTTTAGCCATTCTATCGGTGTTTCATCCCCATAAGTAGAAGACAATAGCCCTAAACTCGGAATGCTGTCATTCAACGCCAGTTCTGAATGGGTTGCATTACATCTGACAAGTTTGAACTGCAAATCAGGGTTGTAATCAAGAATGAATTGTGCAGGATCGGGATATTTATTCAATAACGCCCTCTGCTTCAAGTTCCTTTCTCTTTTTTGCGGCAGCTTCTCTAACGGTTGTAGCGACTGCAAGAACTGAATCACGTTTTCGCTGCTCGCTATCCTGTTGATTTTTACTAAGTCTTGTCCCATTATAGTTTCCTTCCAATATTTTAGTAAAGTTTGCTTGTTTGAAAATCCAATCAAAGTCGCATTTCCAATTGCGGTCATTAGCTCCAAGTAAGAACGGGGATTGAAGAATGAGATTGAAAACACTCCTCACTGACTCTTTCCCATATTGGGCTATCCGGGCTTTTACAGCTTTTTTTCTCACATCAGTCATTGATCTTATCTGCTGGAGTCTGTCTTTGAATGTGGTATTATAGTATTCCATCAATCCGCTGTAATCAATCTTTTCAGAGGGGGAGGGCGAAGAAAGCTTGTCTTTCTTTGATACTCCGTCAGGAGTATTTTCTTTCTTTTGATGTAGAGATATATCTATATACTCTCTTTCTTCTTTCTTTGTATTTGTGCCCTCTGTGTGCCCTGATTTTTGTAAAAGTTCGGATTGCGGTAGATTGTTGTTCATGGGCTGTGCCCCAAGTTGTGCCCTTAGTTGTGCCCATTCGTGTCTTAATTCATTGATTTCCTTTTCAATACCTGTGTCCTTACTTGTGCCCTTGGTTGTGCCCATTGGATTATATTCTTCATATTTACATAAGGTTATAAGGTTCATTCCTTGATTGCACTCAACAGTTATCATACCTTTCTTTCTAAGATGCACAAGAAAGGAACGCACCTTCTTTTCAGACCATTTCCAACGCTGTGACAGAAATCTTATGGATGCAGGATATTGACCTCTTGAATAAGAGATTTCTCGACCTCCGATACTCTCCTTTCGGGGCGTTGCCTCAAATCGTGCAGACTGAATTAAGTCTAACCACGCTTCGCAACTGCTAAAAGTACGGGCTTCATTCCACATTTCATTCGAGAAAAACCTGCGGCTTAGCCTCAAAAATCCTTCGTCCATAGTCTTAGAATCTCACGTTAGTTAATTGCCTTCCGTTAGAAAATACAGCCCACTTACCATTACCGCTATCAAACAATCGTAAATCCGACACCTCTCCGAAACGTTTGATGTTACCGCATAAATCCACAATCCATCCACATTCTTTAGAAGGATGCGGGCGGATGGCACGACCGACTATCTGATACCACATGGCAAGTGACATTGTAGGACGTGCCATAACGACCGTATCAAGTTCCGGATAGTCAAAGCCAGTCGTAAGTACACCCACATTAGCTACTACCGGAATTTCACCAGCTTTGAACGCCTCAAGAATATGTTCACGTTCTTTCTTAGGAGTATCACCTGAAACGATAGCGCAACCGGGTATTGACATCGTTAACCGTTCCGCTTCTTTCAAAAAACGGGTAAAGACCAAAATACCCTTCCGTTTTCCTCCGGCTTTGGGATTCATCAGCCTTTGGACGATATGAACGAGATAACCGTAGAAGTCTATCCGTTCATATTCTTTTTGAACTGACCTATCCGTATAGTCGGCACCAGTAGTATTTACTTTCAAGTTAAGTTCATTCCACCCTGAAGGATTCATTGAATAGTAATCCAACTTCGCCAAGTAGCCCATATCTAATAGGGTTGATACCTGTACATGATAAATGACCTCTGAAAAGACATGAGGTTTTGTCCGAGTGATAAATTTCAGCATGGAGCCGAAATCACGGCTGGAGCTTAAACGGTATGGCGTTGCTGTCAGTCCAAGAACCTTACACTTCACTGCATCAAAAAAATCCTTGTACATTCCCTCTTTGGGGTTTACAAGATGACATTCATCCACAATGATGTTCTTGAAGTGGGTGAACAGTTCGGGATGATTCTTCACACTGCCGATGGTGGCGAATGTTATCCGGCTTATTTCTTTAGAGTTGAAAGAAGCTGAATAAATGCTGCAATCAAGAATACCGTATGAGCAGAGTTTCTTAAAGTTCTGTTCGAGTATTTCCTTCGAGGGCTGGAACACCAAGGTATGACCGTCAAGCCTTGCAGCTATATCCGCTATGATAAGCGACTTTCCGCTGCCCGTAGGTAACACCATAATGGCATTTGTTTTCTTCGCCTTGTTATTGAAGAAGGAAACGGCAGCATCAGAGGCTTTCTGTTGGTAATCTCTCAAACGGAATTGCATTTTCTCAATAAGTATTTGATTAATAATTCTTCATTTCTATTATTTCTCCTAAAGTTCTGCCATGCGGCTCCATAACTAAGATTATGCTTTTCGCAAAATTCAGAAAGAGAATACCGATTGCCATCAATATGTATATATACAGTATTAGTTCGGTTTCTAACCTGCTCTTTTCTGGTAGCCCATTTACAGTTTTCAGGAGAATAATTTCCGTTTACATCTTTTCTATCAATAGTAAGCCCTTTTTGATAACCACTATTCAAAGCCCAATTAACAAACGACTCAGGATTATTTTTCCATTCTTCACAGATACCTATTCCCCTGCCTCCATAATTTTTATAGCTTGAATGTTTAGGTGAATAGCATCGTTCTTTCATACATCTAAAAATCCTATAAATATCAGTTCTTGACAAACCGTGCCTATAATTATACTTAGTGATTCTATCTTTTGTTTTACACCCACAACTTTTTGATGTTCCATTTCGTAATCCATAAGCACTAACAGAATGAATAGAACCACAATCACATTGACAGATATAATAAGATTTAATTCCTTTATGGTCTAATCTATCCAAATCCTTATGCAATACAAGCCATCTACCGAACTTATGTCCTGACAAATCAGGCATCTTATTACATGATTTTTTATAACTCATAGCCCTTTCTCCTTTCGTAATTTCTTATTAAGGGCCTTGTAATACTTGATTAGCTGTTCGTACTCAAAATCAGTCATTTTGGAAGTGCTGGCAACTTTGACTTTCAGCAAATCAAACTTCTGTTGACCGATTTTAGTAATTAGATTCACCCGATAGCCTTCCAAATGGTCGGCTTTGAACCTATTGCAGTGCCGGCATTCGGCATGGCAATTATTCTCATCAAAACGGGTCGCCAGATGTGTACGACTGAAATAGTGCCCGCAGTCTGCTTGTGTAAACGGCTTTATCTGTCCGCACGAGATACATCTAAAATATCCGTTTGGCATTGCATCACGAAGCCGGATAAAAAGGGAAAACTCCTTGTCGAGCTTAGCTTTCAAATCCGGCTTCTTCTTTACTGCTATCCCTGCTTTATCAAACAGAGGTAAAGGCTTTTCTTTTTTCTTCTTAGGCTTCTTGATGTAATACGGCATAATTCATTGTTTTAGTTTGTGGTATCGGCAGGATTCGAACCTGCATGAGCTTTCTGCTTTGAGTAACCCTTCCGGCTGGGTAAAGCTCCAGTACTCGTCGTGCGTCTACCAATTCCGCCACGATACCAGATGCCCGTCTTTCCGGGCTGTCAATTATACTTCGATGATTACGATGTCAGGTGCAACACCTTTGATTGCTTCAATCTGTTCGTCAATCACCTTGTTTTTGTATTCCTCAATGGTTTCATTCGCACCAGCAGAAACCAAAGAAAGTGAAACATCTCTACCGTCTACATCAGCGTAAATCTCAACTTCGATTTCTTCACAGGCAAAGCCTTTGAAAAGAGGGATGTTCAGTTTGAATGATTTCGGCAAATTGGAATCAACCACCTGCGAGTAGTTGTCAACTTTGCTGCCGTTTTCCTCCTTGCTGCGCTCAATGTCTTGGTTTACCTTTGCTTTGAAATTCTTCAAAGTAGATACAAGCATCATATTCTGTGACTTGTCAGTAAAGAAAGCACGATGCATTTTGATGAACTTAGATAACTTGATGGGTTCCCATTTCTTTTCAACGTTGATACCAAACTCCTGCATTTCTTTTGAAGGCTGCAAAATACCGTTGATTTCAGTCTGATAGTAGTTGGTTTCATCAATAGTTAATGCTAACCCCATCTTATCACGATTTACAATGATATTGGTCGATTTCTGATTAATCAGTTCGACACGTTTTTCCAACCATCTGAGAGGTGCATCTATCGTTCCATTGATAACTACTCTTTCTGGTTCTTTTGGGTCGAGTGCTACGGGGGCTTCTCCCTCTCTCAATACTACTTCAATTGGTGCACCGTTATAATCTTTCGGTATAATCACGTTTAATTTGTTTTCGCTCATGATTCTGTTCCTGTTTTACGGTTAATACTGAATACTGTCTTCTGCATTTCTTGCGGCATAATCGGGCGGCTGTAAACCAGTTCACCCAACTTGTTATAGAATCCTGCCATCTTTTCCTCATGGTAAAGGATTTTGGCACATTCTTCATTTTCCACAAACTCAGAACCTCTCTTGATGTGGTCCAGAAGTTCCTGCTTTTCTTCATTCAAAGGTTTCAGGCGTTCTTTGAACTCTTCCATAGCCTCTTTCTTTTCAATCTCAATATCATTGATGGTGATTGATACCTCGGCTAATGTTTCTTTCTTTTGCGCCAATTCTTCGGGTGTGAATCGGTGGGTATAACCAATTTTCTCTACTGCATCGGCATTATCCTGAAGGAACTGCCAACGTTCCTGTTCAAGGATTTCTTGACCTAAAAATTTGTCCATAAATATTTTACTTTTGGTTATTATTCTTCAACCATACTTCATATTCTTCTTTATAGAAACTAGGAATAATCCCTTTGCGTTTAAAGTCGATATACTCCTGTACCATACAATCATCCCAGTCAACTCCGTTGTCGGGTACATCTTCCGTTTCTGATGTACAAAGAGTGTATTCAAATGGATTATACCCACTGTTGAGCCCATATTCTTCAACTATCTTGATTACATTTTCATCGGTGGTTATTTGTTTGATTTCACTTTCAGCCACACACCCGGATATTTCAGAGTGTTTGCCAAGTACTTCACCGAAGTAAACACAGATTTTACTATTCACTAAGTATTCGACATCTTCTGTATCTGCAATAAATACTCCTTCAAGATTGCCCATTCTTCCGCAATCGAAGTCCATTTTAAATAATGCTTTCATAACTAAATAAATTCTTGATTTCTTTGTATTTCCTGCTGGGCGTATATCAGCATTTGATGTTCATTTGCAGCCGGCAGATAGATACCTGCCACTGAGGCACTCCAATTTCGGAAACGGTCAATACTCAAAGTCATTTCACCTGTTGTCAGCTCGGCAGAACTGCGCAAATAGGTTACTTCATTGCCTTTCTTGTTGACCATCTTACGTTCAAACAAATCACGGTTGCAAGTCCTCTTATAGAAGTCAATTTTTGCTTCGTCGAGACTGCAACCGTACTCACCACCGAAATACCCTAAAAGAAGATGCAAGTAGCTGTTTTGGGCAAGCGTGCGGTTAGGTAGTTTCTTTTTCACTTCCACCACCGCACGTTCACTAAATAGCTTGTTTACATACTCCTTGAACTTGGGTATTTCATAATGATTTGATAAATTAAATATCATTTTTCTTTTTCCAAATATAGCCACCAGCCGTTTTCCTTTTGCCGAGCGTACAAGCATTGATACTTGATGCAGCAACTTGTGTTTCAAGAGAAGCCACTTTTGCACTTTCAAATTCAGCTATATAATTCATTTGTAATCCAAATTGCACAACTGGAATTGAATGAGTTATAGACATCTTTCTTTTAGAAAAACTTGAATGCTTTTTATTATACATTGGATGTTTTTCCCCTTTTCGGCTCATTGACATTCGTTTTTTAGTTTCTGCATTGATAACTTTACCTTTAGCAGATTTACTAAAACGGCTTTTAGTAATAGGATTATTATTGTTTTCCGTGCGAGTTACCCACCTTAAATTACAAACATTATTATCCGTTCTAATTCCATTAATGTGGTCTACCTCTGGTTTATTAAATGGATTGGGGATAAAAGTTTCTGCAACAATTCGATGTAACAGTCTTTTATCTTTTCTCAAAGTAACATAAACATATCCGTTCTTTACTCCAACATTTGGAGTAAGCACCTTATTAGGATTCCGAACTTTACCTGTATTAGAAACTTGATAATATCCATTATACCCTTTTACTGTTTTCCAAATCTCTTCCATATCATTCTTCAAGTCGAACAACATACGCTAAAAAGGCAAATCGTCCTTTACATTGCCATTAACATCAACCGGAGGCGGGAAATTCTGTGGCTGTTGCTGATAGGTCGACTGTGGCGCTGGCTGTTGTACCGATGTTGTTTGTTGGGATTGCGATACACCACCACGCGCATCTATTTTGTAGCACCGGATAGATGCCATACGTTTGAGTTCTCCGTCCTGATTCGTCCAAGAACGCCCTTGTAAGACAAACGATACAGTAACAACATCACCCTGATTAAAGCGGTCAAGTTCTGCACACTTATCGCCTGAAAACTCTAAGGGAATAACATTCTCATACTCGCTACGCTCTCCCGTATAAGGGTCGTAAGTAGTAGCATCTAAAATAAACTCCCGTTTTGTAAATGAGGAACCACCGTTTTTGGATGGTATTTGAACGGTTTGTCCAATTTCGATTATCCGTCCGGTTATTTGGTTTGCCATTAATTTTCTCCTCCAAAAATCTTTTTATCGGTTATAAGTTCTCTGTTTTCTTCCAAGAACCGGATAAACTCCTCACAATGGTTAGTGAGGATTGGTATATCACGTTCAGGATTGAAAACGTATGTTTCTGTATAGGTATCTACCACATAACCGCCTTTGTTGAACTCCACAATGTTATACTCAAATGTCCGTACATCAGAACCGTTCTTCATTAAAGCGTATGGATATACTAAATGCTGGTGGTGATCTTTGAACTTTCCCACGGTATAACTACCGGTTGTTTTGATGTCGTGAATACTGGTAGGCATCAGTTCGTCAATCAAACCATAAACCAAAACATTGCCGTATGCGGTTGGAAGAATCGCTTCTACTCTTTGTTGGGTTAATGCTCCTTTGAAGTAACCGGAAAACTCTCGGCAAAGTGAGATTGGGAAAGTAAAAACACGATTATTATAGGTAGCTTTCAAACCTATAACCTCGTTGGTCTGAACCTCATCGTAATACAAAGGTTTACCTGTTTCGTCACAAGCTCCTTCGCGTATTACCTTATATATCTTTTCAACCTGCACGGTTTCGGATTTCCGATTTTCAACCATACAGTCAATAACCTCATTAAAGGCTGTTCCCTTGTCTGCCGCTTCGCTGTCGAATGGCTTGCGGTTAATCCGGTCTATCAGTTCTTGAAACTGTTGTTCGTGAAATTCTTCGGGAGTATGGGGTGGATTTTCTGACCACCCCCAGTACTTATCCCAAATCACATCACTATTCAGATATGCCCCAAAGGCATCAAGAAGCGTTGCGTAAATACGATATTTAGGCTGCTGGTTCATATTTTTTTTCTGAATTAAGTTTCAGATTCAAAGACTTCGCTTTGTTAGCTACCAACTTTGCCGCCATTTGCTTTGAAGAACCAACGTGCTCAAAGTTATCTATTTGCGCGATAAAATTATTGGCAGATTCCGCATCCGTAATAAGTTCGATCTGTTCTTTTATCTCTTCAATAACTTTATCATACTTTTCCTGTGCCTCTTTCTTGGCAGCAAGCATACCCAAATACGAATTGATTATCTTGGCGGTGATAAAGTCGTTCTTTGCGGTTGGATTACCATTCTTGTCAAGGATGGTAGGAACTTCCATCACTGAAGGAAGATTGCAAGTATTCTTACCGTCATTTCTTGAAGTTGGGTCAAAAGTAATAGTACGTCTTTGGACGCCTCTTTCGCTTTTCATTTCAAGATAACCGAGCAAATCCAGTTCAGTAACGATGGAGTTGTAGGACTTTTCACGCAAGGCAGGGATAAACACGGTATCATCACCTTCTTTCCGTGTGTCGCGATGGGCAACGAAAATGATATGTTTATTCAGACTTGAAAGTGTTCGTGTCATCCATGAAAACTCCGCATTGATACCGCTCCAATCCTTGATAGACGGTTGGCGGCTGCCACATTTATAAGTAATGATGAAATCCATCATCTTGCCAATGGTATCTACCACGATTGTCTGATAGGCAGACAAATCCTCCTGCAAGACCTGTTGAACATCACTCCATGAAGTGACCTGTACAGTATCTATGTTTTCCAAATGCGCCATATTCATACGCTTAACGCCATTATCGAAATCCAATAATAACGGTTTCGGTGCGCTCAATGCCACTGTTGATTTTCCCATACCAGCCTGACCGTAAATCATCATCTTTACAGTGGTAGGAATTACTAATTCATTTGATTTTTTAATAAGACTCATAATCGTAAAATTTAAAGGGTTTATATTACTTTCATTCTATTCAAAAATCTGTTGATCGACTCCAAATTGTACCAAATCATTTTTCCATCTTTGGCAAATGAAACCTGGGCGTTATTCCTAAGTTTATCAAGGTAATCAACGCTACACCCCAAATAAGCCATCGCTTCATCCTTATTAAGCCAAAGTTTCTGTACGGATTCAACCTTTCCTCTTTTCATATCATATCTTTCAGAAATTCTATTTTCTCTTCTCTAATCCGTCTTGCCCTACGCATATCCGAATGGAAATCCTGATAAAACGTAATTGAAAACACACATAATAAACAACAGGCGATAACAGAACGGGCTATTGGTGGGAAATCCATAGTGAATTTCATGCCAGCCAGACGCTCATATAGCATGGTCGCCAGTTCTCTTCCATTTCTTACATGAAGAATCTCAAAAGCCTTCTGCAACTGGTTGTTTATCGTGCTCACAGCCCTGCATTTCAAATCGGCTATTTCCTTCTTCTCATACCCTTGTGCATACATTCGTGCCGTAATCTCGCATTCAGGTGTAAGTTCATTAAAAACTCTCTTCATAATCGTGCAAGTCAGCTGATTAATAATTGCGGATAACCTCAATATATCCGGCTTCCCTGTTAGTGTCCACCGAATACAAAGTTTGCTCCTTGTCTATTATCCGGTCAATCCTTGCCAGCCTGTTAAGATCAGCGGTACACCTGCGAAGCTGTCCGGCAAGCTTGTCGCTAAAGTCAAAGCTGATTCTGTCATTCTTCTTTTTCAGCTTTTTCTTGATTTCTGTTCTTTCTTTCAGTTCTTTTGCCATAAAAGTAAAATTTAATTAATGATTCGTGGATGGTAAGGGAATCGAACCCCTCTCAATCGTGCCAATTGTTTGCGCAACACGAAGCTCTAACCGATAAGCTAACCATCCGATTAAAAAAGGTGCACTATCCTCACGGACGGCACACCCAGTACAAACACAATATAAAACACGAATATCTAATCTATTATCATAACAATGCTTTTAACCGCGTTCTTGAAATGATCAAACTTCCGGTTCAAATCACTCCAAGATTTATACCATGTATTTTTCTCTTCAGCTAATTTCTCGTTAGCCTCTTCCAGTTCCTGCACACGCCTTACTAAATCTTCATGCGTCATGCCTCTTAATTCTTCCACTGTCATAATCGTATAAATTTAAAATGTCGTTAAAAAGGTAGGAGTCGAACCTACTTCTTGTAAGCTAAATGAATATATAAATTAGAATATAAGTTAATACCAACAATTAATCGCTTACACGCATTCCAACAATGCTACTTCATAAATTACCGCCCAGCTGGTTTACAAGGTGATTGTGCACTCATCCCCATGCGCCTTGTGCCGGATTATAGGACTACCTTTTAGCGGTCTGTTTTAAGTTCTCTATAAGTTATTCTCATGAGCGACACACACCCTACACATATAACACTCATTATAGTGATAGAGAATATTTTCATAGGACTGTAAGTAGTGATAGCCCCGTAAAGCATACCGGCAGCACATATACTAACCAATATAGATAAAATGAATTGGATTGTTTTCATAATCGTATAAATTTAAATAAGTACCTGTACCCTAATCGAATAGCAGAACCTTATTTCAGTTCAGTACAGGCTATATTGTCGAAAACAGTACGGACGCCTAACCCGTATGCTCACTGCTCAAAGACGATTCTTTGCGGTGTTTTCTATTAATTGTTAAACATTGCACAGCTCACAAGCCCCAACTTGCTTATGTGCGTTCGTTATCTTTGGTTGGCAAAAACGGCTTATGAATTACACCGTAATTGCTTTTACAGAATTTCAAAGAACTAATCAATAGTACCCTACCCGATTCTCGCTATCGGTTGCCGTTCAATCCGTCCGTAGGGCTGTCGTGCGTTGCATAATCGTGTATTATGCGTATCGGCTGATACCTTGTACCCGGCATAGAGCATCGTAATCCATGCCATCATCTTCACAAGTTTCAAAACCTTTTAAGGCATCTTCCAAACTGTCTATCTCATCCGTTATCAACTGGATAACTTCTTTCTTGCTATCAGCATTGAACATCAGGCAAACAGTCCTTTCATCGTTGTTGTGAGCTGCCTCTAAATCTTTATAAAGGCTATCCAACTGCTGGTTAATCGTGTAAGCATTCATATCCATATCTTTTATGCGATTGACATCAGATTAGCTTTTTTGAAGCATCTGAATTCTTGGCGTTCAGTATCATAGTAAGTCTGGACGGTATCATTCTTTTTTCTGTTGTCAGTACCAGTGATGGCAGGCATCAGCTTTTCATTTAGTGTACCGTATGCCTCACGAACGGAACCATCCACTTTTTTGAAGTAGAACTTCACTATCTTCTTTTTCATCTCACCTTTCAGTTTCAAATTAGCCCAAGCGACCTTCATTGCTTCGCTCATGGTGTAGCCATTACGCTTAACGAACTGCCAAGCAAGGCTCATTACTTCGTGTAAAAATTCTCTTGTTCTCATAATCGTGTATTTTAATATGTTTATACTATTTGAAATCTGAATTAATCTTCGTTTCTTTGTATCAGTTTAATTTGATAATGCAAATATACTATCAATTTTGATATGGCATATCATTTTTGATTATTATTTGTGTTAATAATATCTAATTTGATTAATCTAAAATGATAACATTAAGACAAATAATTAGAAATCAAGGCGTTACAAATAAAGTAATAGCTGATGCGTTAGGCATAGAATCTACCAATATAGGTAGATATGATGATTTATCTAAAAGAAGACTATCAGAATTGATAATCATATCTAAAGCCTTGGATATGTCTCTAGGCGATCTTGTCCAACAGGCAATGGCTGATGAGATTGAACTAGGAGATGTTACGATTATCAATAAGCCTAAATATATAGAAAAGATAGATGAAGAAGGCATAATTAATCTATATGACATTGAGGCTGCCGCAAATTTGAAATCTCTTTTGGTGAACAAAGACCAAAACATACTAGGAAAGATAAGTATCCCCAACATACCGAAATGTGACGGTGCTGTATATGTCAAAGGAGATTCTATGTATCCTTTATTGAAATCGGGAGATATTATAGCTTATAAAGAAGTTCCCGTAGAAATCCAACACATTTTTTATGGGGAAATGTATTTGGTTTCAATAGATGTAGAAGGTGAAGAATATCTAACTGTAAAATACATAAATCAATCTGAAAAAGGAGGTGATTGGATTAAGTTGGTAAGTTACAATCAGCACCATCAACCCAAAGATTTTCCTTTGGCATCAGTTAAGGCACTAGCTTTAGTAAAACTAAGCATTAGGATGAATACGATGAAATAAACGCCATGAGTTTCAACCAATACACATGGGACCTATATAAACAGACCACAATCGGAATAGAGATGATAAAATACTTTTCCGATGCGGGAGGATATGTTTTATTCAAGGATTATTGTCCGTACGCTAATTTCATACCAGAAGATTTATATAACGATTGGTTGGAGAATATATATTGCTACGGTGTATCAGATTATGACCATCCCAGCTCATTGGAAGAAGCAAAAGATTTATACATTTCACTTATCACATTAGGCATAAGGGTAGAAGGGCAACAATGGCTTCCTGCTAACGACTTCAAGAATATGCTTGGGATTATCCAGCCGATGTCCTATGTCTTATCACAGTTCGCCCCAGAATATTTCTTCCCGTACCTGTTCCTTTGCCGAATATTCGAGCTGAATAAAATAGCGGATTTCTTTAACATAGACCTCCCCAATATTCCCAAAAGAACTGATTACAAAGGAAGGTGCATGTATTATTGGGAACTTTGCGAGGTGTTTTATTTGTTCAGAAAAGAAAATGGACTATCTCCAGCAGATCTATGGTCTTTCCTATACGACTTCGCACCCAATAATCTCCCAAGCGAGAAAATAGACATGCCCAAACCGTCACAAGTCTGGTTCATTGGCGGCAGGTTATACCAAGAAGATAAATCCTTAGAATCGAAATTCTGGCAGTCAAGCCCCGAAACAAAGAAAGGGGATATTCTTGTTCATTACGAAACGTCCCCAATCAGTGCAATCACTTGCATAGAGACATCGCTTACGGATGGCGTAATAGACCCTCTATTCCGATACTACGGGTGTATCTATATTGGGAATAGAATAAATATTCCTCACATTACTTTGAAAGAACTACAAACTGATGAATATTTTTTCAAACACCCACTTGTTAGAAAAAACTTTCAGGGAGTAAATGGTTGGTCGGTTAACAGTGAGAACTATTCAGAGTTACTTCGGATGATAAAAACAAAAGGATTTGATATAGAGGTTTTGCCAAAATTGTATGCCCCAACCTTGCCCAAAGACGTAATTATAGAGTACGAACATGATGTAGAACAGCAATTGCTGGAACCATTGCTTAACTCTATGGGATGGTATGAAAACAAAGACTTCATCCGGCAGTTACCAATCCAAGCAGGGAGAGGACATAGGATATTCCCAGATTATGCGTTACATTATGGCAATAAACCAAATGAGGAAAGGGCAAAAGTGTTGATTGAAGCCAAGCTGTGTATGAGGAATAACAAGGAAAGAGAAGAAGCATATTTGCAAGCGCGCTCATACGCCCGATTACTTAATTCTTCTGTGATTGTTTTATGTGATAAGGATTACCTGATTGTTTATGAGAAAAAAGACAGCTTCGACCGGGACAGATACAAGAAATACTGTTGGGGAGATTTTGAGAATCCAGATACTTTCAACGAATTAAAGAACAAACTAAATATTTGAAATTATGAAAAGAGGAATAATACTATTTTTTTCTTTTTTATTTTCTTGCTTGTTAAATGCTCAACTTTCCATTCAGCAAGATACTATAAGATATGTTATGGCAAATCTAAATTTGAGAGAGGCTCCTAATACAACCTCTGCTATTATTACTCAAATACCTAAAGGCACTCAAGTTACCATAGATGAAGACTGTGAATGTAAATGGATTCCGGTAAACTATAATGGATACATAGGATATGTTTCGACAAAATACCTTTCAAAAGAAAAAAATGAATGTACTACTACATACAATAACAGTACATCTATTAAATATTATACAAATTCAAAGGGAGAACGAGTACAATCTCCAACTTATTATAATTCCGCGCCTCCTGGAGCAACAGCTTTATGTAGAGATGGAACATATAGTTTTAGCAAAAGCCGTAGAGGAACATGCTCACATCATGGTGGAGTTGCAAAATGGCTAAAATAACAAATTAGACACACAAGATTATGATTGACTTTCTAACCATCATACTCCTAATATTCGGAGTATTACAAATTATTCTCTTCTTCAAAGTATGGGGAATGACAAACGACATCAAAGATATAAGGAACAAGTATCTCAAAGACGAGGATGAGAAACAAAGAAAAAACACAGAGCATGACGCTATAACCAAAATAAGTGGCGGTTCTAAACCAACAATATAAGCCGGGCATCATTTCCCGGCTTTTTCTTTTCCAAACACATAGTCAATCACTCTCCTATTGGCATCGTCCACCTTCTTCTGATCGAATTTGATATAGATACTAGTAACATCAGAACCAATCTCATGTCCTAAACCGGCAGATATAGTTTCTTTAGGTATATCAAGTTCCGCAGCCAATGTAGCCCATGAATGGCGGGCCCAATATGTGGACAGATCCGGAAATAACGGTTGGCGAACCTTCTTTCCTCCCAGCCCTTTACGCTCGAATGGCCCTATATTCTTCAGTGCCTTGTTTATCCGACTGATAAAATCTTTGTAATTAGAATACTCGTCCAAAACATTCAAGAGATATTGCCTTCCCTTATATCGATCAATTATACCCTGCGCTTCCGGTTCTATCTTCACTGAATACAATTTTCCAGTTTTTCGACGATGATATTCAATCCGCCCGTTGACTATGTTCTCCTCTTTCAGCAGAAGCATATCCCCTATATTTATGCCGATCAAATAAAACGACAGCATAAATAAGTCCCTGTATCTCTCCTCAAATTCCTCGCATGGATAGGCTTTCAGTACTCTAATCTGCTCGATGGTGAGAGAACGCTTTCGGGTTTCTTCTTTCTTTATCTTGAATTTCCTAAATGGATATAATGTGGTTATCTCTTCATCAATGGCATAGTTGAAAACAGCACGAATATTCCGAATATGAATAGCATAGGCATTTATCTTCATTCCGCTTCCACTCATCCAATTCTCGAATGACACAAGCCATTTTCTGTCCATAGTATCGAATGTACAATTAGGGTCAAAAGCCAGCAGTTTGTTTCGGGTAGTTTCATAAACAATCTTTGTGCCGGCATTATTCTTCAATGAAACAAATTCATCCAAATAATCAATGAATGACTTTTCACTCTTTTTCCTGCCGCTAATAATTTCTTCCAAGTGAGATTTCAGCATCTTATCGGTTATCACTTTAAGCTTTCCCATAGAATGCATGACAAGAAGTTCATTCTCTACAGCGGCAAAGATATTGCGCAATGCTGCATTTTTATATTTATAATTTGGTTCTTTCTTATTATAGCAACTTCCATCCCATGCTTCAATGGCAGAATCAAACCCCGTAGAAAGCAATAATTTGCTTTCATGCTGGATACGTAACTTAATAGGGTATTTATTGTTAGCCTTTGCCCTTCTTGTGTCAAGATAGAAATTAACGGTAGCCATAGTCATTTATTTACGGTGCAAACCGCTTAAATTTGCACCTGATTTGCACCGCAAATATAAGAAATAGCCCACAATAACCACCAATAACAACACGAATAATCAATTAACAAATAAAAAAAGTAGTTAGAAATAAATCTAACTACTTGATTTTCAATAGAGCGGCAAACGGGACTCGAACCCGCGACCCTCAGCTTGGGAAGCTGATGCTCTACCAACTGAGCTACTGC